TCCTAAAACAGGTAATGTTAAAAAAGTAAACTTTGGACACGGCGGAAGCAGTGTTAAAGGTAAAGCTATGAGCATTAAAAAGAATAATCCAAAAAGACGCAAGAGCTTTAGAGCAAGACACAACTGTGATAATCCAGGACCGCGTACTAAAGCACGTTACTGGTCATGTAGGAAGTGGTAATATGTTATTAAACGAACTATTCTCAAGTATTGGTAGAGCAGAACACGAACGTGAAGAAGTTAATTGGCATGACGACTTAAGAGTCTTTATTGACAATGACAACGAAGCAATGACCAACGTGTTATTTCCTGCTATTAAGAAACATCAAAAATTTAAAGGTCACCCAAACGCATATAAAATTTATATTAGACCTTTAGAAAAGTGCAAAGAAATGTACTGCAATAAATTTGATATTCAAAACCCTGAAGAAAAGTTCACTAGAGAAAACCTTATTTCACTTGCTAGAGCAATGGCTAAGGAACAAGACGAACATATAGAGAATGGTGATTATGAGAATTAGAGATCTATTTGAAGCTGCTGGAGACAAGCATGTGTCTTTTTGCTTTGGACGTTTTAATCCACCTACCTTAGGTCATAAACAAGTGTTTGACACTTTAAAAAGTGTTGGTGGCGATTATAAAATCTATACTAGTCAAACCCAAAATAATAAAAAAGATCCCCTAGACTATGCTACTAAAGTAAATTTTATTCGTAAAATACATCCTTCATATGCTGATAACGTAGTTGAAGATACAAACCTTAATACCATTCTTAAAGTAGCAGTATCGTTAGAAGACCAAAATTATAATCATGTAACATTTGTTGCTGGTAGTGATAGAGTTGAAGCTATGGGCAAACTACTTAAAGATTATAACGGCAAAGAAGGCCCTCATGGGTATTATAATTTTGAAACAATCGATCTTAAATCCAGCGGTCAAAGAGAAGATGGTGCTGAAGGTGTAGAAGGTATTAGTGGTACACTAGCAAGAGCTGATGCTGCTAATAGTGATATAAATAAATTTGCACAACATACTGGTGCAGGTGAATTTGCTGACGAACTTTATAGCGCAGTAAGAAAAGGACTAGGTATTAAAGATGAAAACACAGGGGAAGACAATGAATAATAAAATAAGAAATGAAGCTAGATCAAGTGCATCAGACCAAGCGGCAGCAGCTGGCGCTTATAATGGTGGCAAGAGTATCGGTAAGCAAAATAAAAAACCCGGGCAAATGAAACGTTCACAAGCAGATAAAGATGCTGGTGTTGCAAGGATGCGTGATGAAGATGAAGCCGCTAAAAAAGCACAAAGAGATAGATTTGCCGCAATGAAAAAAGAATCGTACACTCCTACAAAAGACAAAGATGATTACGATGCTAAAGCAAAGGTCTTACAAGGTATTCAGTTAGATCCTGAAACTTCAAAAGATCCAGAACTTAGAAAAGAATTAATTAAACGCAAAAACGCATTAGAAAAAGACAAGGCAAAACTTACAGATGCGTACGATCATCCAGAAGGAGCGAAGCTATCACGTCTTGGTAGAATACTTATGGACAAAGCAATTACAACTAAAGACGATGCATTATCAAATGTACTGTCAAGAGTTGGAGACGAGCTAACACGTTATGGCGCACCAGGCGGAGCAAGAGATATTAAAGAGCTTGAGTCGAGAACAAAATTACCTCAAGCAAAAATTATGAAACTTATGTCATGGGCTGATTCACAAAAAGATGATAGCATATCTAAAGTTAAAGATCCTAAACCAAGCGATGAACCAGATGGAGAAGATGGAGAGTTTGACGAAGATATGCAAGGTAAAGACAATATGGGCTTTACAGATAAACAAATTAAAATGGCATATGGTGTTCTAAACAACCCAAGATACAAGGGAGGTAACTATTCAGGTGCTGTTGAAGTGATTAACAAAATTGCACCCGGCCTTGCAGATCATCCTAGTGTTGCAAAAGCACTACAAAGAACAAATGAAGCAGTTAAAGAAAGTGCTAACTTAACTGATAAAGAACTAGTAGACGCAGTGTTTAAAGCAATAGACCTAGCAAACAGTTTAGACGTACATTATGCTGTTGACAAAGTGGGCGAATTTGCAGAAGATCTGTATAGTGCAGTAAACGGCACAAATGAATCAGTGTGTTCAGAATGTAACAAGCCTAGATTTGTTGCTATGCCAGAGTCAATTCAAAAGCAATACAGCACTGTTAACGAAGAAAAACAAAAAGGCGTTGACGGCAAAGTATGCTGGAAAGGCTACAAGCGTATGGGCACCAAGAAAAAAGGTGGCAAGACTGTAGACAACTGTGTTAAAATGTAATGACTGAACTAGACGATATTGTTAGACTTGCCGGCATTAATGAATTCAAAGGATATACTCCTTGGGAAGGCAGCAATATTAGTATTAGTGGAAATGAAAAAGGCGAGCTAATGAAACAGCATGATATTAAACCAGGCACCCCTGAATGGTTTAAACTATGGTTTTCATTACCTAAGTTGACAGGCGAAAAAGCGATATGAAAATATCTGAAATAATGATTGAAGGTGACGGGCGTAAGAAAGGTATCCACGGCAAAGGTCATCCTAAGCGCAAAAAGCAACAAGCTGCTATACATGCTAACGAAGCTGTTTTCATCAACATGATGAAATCTTTTATTGTAGAAAACTTTAAACTTAAAAACTTTACAGAAGAACTAGGAGAACTAGATCCTTCTACTGAAATATATATAGATATGGACGGAGTACTTGCAGACTTTTTTGGTGACTGGGCTAAACTAATGGGTGTAGATAGTTTCCGTGATATTAAAGACCCTGGTCCTGCACTTGCAAAAATTAGAGCAACAGATGACTTTTGGTTAAAGTTACCATTACTTCCAGAAGCAAAAAAACTACTGTCATTAATTAAAGAAGTCAAAGGCGAATACAACATTTGTACAAGTCCGTTAGCAAATGATCCAAATTCAGAACCGCATAAGCGTGAATGGATTAAAAAGAATCTAGCATTTTTTCCACCTAAGAATATACACATTACACACGACAAGCCACAGTTTGCTAAAACAAACGATGGTGCACCTAATATATTAATTGATGATTACGGTGTTAACATTAATGCATGGGAAGCAGCTGGTGGTATTGGATTCAAACATAAAGATCATAAGTTTGAGCGCACAGCTAAAGAAATTAAACAACACATGCAGAAAGGTAAATAGTAGTATGTTATTAAGTGAATTATTTGCAGTTAAGCTCGAAGCTAAAGTCGAAATGTGCTCAGAAGCATGTTGCGGTAAGCCTGTAACAGAATGTTCTTGTGGACCAGACTGCAAACATTGTGACTGCTATGAAAAGAATAAAGGCGTAGAAGAAAGTGCTACAGCAGGCGCTACAGCAGCAGGAAACATTGCTAGTGTAGAAGCACCTCATTTAAGTCCAGGCAAAGCACGTGGTAAAAAGTCTTATACAGGCGACCCATGGGGCGGCAAATCAGGCACAAAAGCTCCACCTCAACCTAAAGTAAAGCAACCAAAAGCTGCTAATGGAACAGCTAAAAATGGGCTCGATATGAAGGGCAACATTTTTGGTGGCGGTGCGGCGATAAAGAGATAAATATTAATATGGAAAACAAACACCCAGATCACGAAGCTAAAATGGCCAAATCGGAATTAGTAAACATTGCTAAGAACGCTATGGATCTATTTAAGATGATTGAAGAAGGTGACGAACTTGACGGATGGGTTAGCAGTTATATTACTATATCTAATGATCATATTAATTCCGTTCACGAAAAAATGTCCTATGACTTTCAGGCTAACAGCACTAGAGAAAAAGGACCACGTGAGTACGAAGCTAATGCTTGTGAAAGTATTCGCAATAAATTAAAAGAGCAATGGGACAAAACCAAAGGATAAAATTATGGACTTTAGAGATATATTAAATAAACTTCCAAAGGAAGAAAGTAAAAACGCTAACACACATAGCGGTTCATTACAGCAATTAGTTGAATCATCAGGCAACGCATATAAAAAAGTTGTGTTTGAAGGTTATACTGATAACGAGATTAGAGACTTATGTCATTCTAAAGACCACGACTGTGCAACAACAGTAGTACATTCTGTGTACGGTAAAGGTAAACCAGTTTACGAAAGCCATGCTATTCCAGATGATAGCGGTAACGTTGCATGGTACGATGTGCAGTTTAAACATGGTATTGAAAAGAAAGTTCCAGCTTCTGATATGGAAATTTTAGTTACTGAGTCCCACGGTGCTAAGAAGAAGAAAGCCAAAAAAGAAGATGTAAAGTCCAAAGATACAGCAGTTAAAGAAGGCGGTGGCCGTGATATGGAATGTGGTCATTGTGATGGCACAGGTAAACATGGTGCTAAAGATTGTAAAAAGTGTGATGGCACAGGCGAAGCTCAAGCTGACAATGATCCAATGAACAATGAATCAAAGTTCCGTAGCAAGTTTGAAGACATGGTAGCTGAAGCTGGTAAGCCAGACTTCTTAGATGTTGACAAAGACGGTGATAAGAAAGAGCCAATGAAGAAAGCTGCTAAGGACGCTAAGAAAGCACCAATGAAGAAAGATGCTAAGAAAGATGCACCTAAAGGCAAAAAAGAAATGTCAGACAAGCAGAAAAAATTCTTTGGTAAAAAGAATGAATCTATAAAAACTGCTAAAAAGACAGTTGCTGAATCAGTTGAAGTAATTAAAGATCCTTCCAATCTAACTTACAAGGAAATGATTAAACTTGTACAAGAGAGCGGCGGACAACAACAAATTGATCCAGTAGACGCAGTCCTTTGGACATGGGCACAACGAGTTGCTGCTTCTAAAGTAGAAGAGTCTAACAAAGCAGAAATTTTTGCAGGACTAATTTACGAGCGTAACGGCGGAACATTTAAAATGTTTGACGTACTAGCTGAAGACAAGTAAAAAGAATTTATCCAATTCTACATAAAAAAGCCAGTTGCAGGTTGACTGGCTTTTTTTATGACTATATAATATAACTTCAACTAGGAGATAACTTATGTCAAAAATGTACGGGCCCGAAGAAAAGGCAAAACTTGAACGTCTAATTAAAGAAGGTTCCAATGTACTACGTGAAGTAGAAGATTTGAACGAAGGCTTAAAAGACACTGTAAAAGCAGTTGCAGAAGAACTGGAAATTAAACCGAGTATTATTAATAAAGCAATTAGAATTGCACATAAAGATAGCTGGAATACCCAATTGGAAGAGTGGGAAGAAATTGAAGCCATCTTAGGTATTACTAAAAACCTCCCTGACGATAAAGAATAATTCACTTGAACAAGATCAAATCATTCTGGATTGATAGCTATCAATCTGATAAAGTTGCTTTTGCATTTGAACTTGTTAGTTTTGTATTTACTGTTGCTGCAAGTCTCACACTTGCTATGAACGCAACAAACCCTAACATGTCGCTCATATATCCTTTCTTTTTTGTAGGTAGCACAACACAATGCTACGCTGCTTATAGAAGGGGAGCGGCATGGGTAATGCTACTAACAGGCTATTTTGGAATAGTAAACATATACGGCTATCTTGTTGCTACACACATCATATAAAACTACTTGACACCCGGCGTTAATTATGCTATAATACAAGTATGATTAAACACAATAATAGCTTTTTTACAAGCATGAGTCACTACTTAAAATGGTTAGCTACTGTAATTTTAGTTTTTGGAACTGGAGTTAATGCCTTAGGCTATTATCCTGCAGGTCCTGCTATATTAACAGTTGGCAGTGCTATTTGGCTCAGTGTCAGCATCATGTGGAAAGAACCAGCATTAATAGTTACTAACGCAATCTTAACTGTAGTAGGGTTAGCCGGATTGTTGTACACGTTATGATACACAGGGTAAATAAAAGTGAAGAAGGTAATCGCAGGCCATAAACTGCTTAATGGGTATTTGTCAGCCAGAAGTGACATACAGGAGAATAAATGAGTTACGTAGACGCTTTCTATAATCGCGATCAGGACGTTATTAACGTTGTTGAACGTGATGCAAAAGGTAATAGACATTACCGAGAATACAACCCAAGACATATTTTTTATTACGCAGACCCTAGAGGTAAGTTCCAGAGTATATATGGACAACCGCTATCAAGGGTAACTTGTAAAAACATCAAAGAGCTTCGCAAAGAACTTGCTATCCATAGCAACAAAAAACTGTTTGAAAGCGATATTAATCCAATTTACAGAATGCTTGAAGATAACTATCTCAATCAAGACGCTCCTAAACTAAACGTTGCGTTTTTTGATATTGAGGTTGACTTTGATCCCGAGCGTGGATACGCTTCACCAGAAGATGCGTTTATGCCAATTACATCTGTTTCTGTGTATTTGCAGTGGATGGAAACAATGGTGTGTTTTGCAATTCCACCTAAGACACTAAGCATGGAAGAAGCAGAGAAAGCTATCGAAGGCATTCCTAATGTAATGCTGTTTAAGAAAGAAAGTGAAATGCTTGATGCATTTCTTGATGTAATTCAAGAAGCTGATGTACTAAGTGGATGGAACAGCGAAGGCTTTGATATTCCGTACACAGTTAATCGTATTACTAAAACATTAAGCAAAGAAGATACAAAACGGTTGTGTCTTTGGAATCAATATCCTAAAAAGCGTGAGTATGAGAAGTTTGGTAAAACATCTGTAACTTATGATTTAATTGGACGAGTGCATGTAGACTCATTAGAACTATATAGAAAATATAATTATGAAGAACGCCATACATATCGACTAGATGCTATTGGTGAGTTAGAGATCGGTGAGAACAAAACTGTTTATGATGGTTCACTTGATGCACTATACAACAACAATTTTAGAACGTTTATTGAATATAACATTCAAGATACTGCACTACTAGACAAGTTAGATAAGAAACTGAAGTTTATTGATCTTGCAAATACTATTGCACACGAAAACACAGTTCTTATTCAAACAACTATGGGTGCTGTTGCTGTTACAGAACAAGGCATTATTAACGAAGCACACAGACGTGGCTTTATTGTTCCAAACAGAATTCGCAGAGAGCCAGGCAGCGAGCCAGCAGCTGGTGCTTATGTAGCATATCCTAAAAAAGGTATTCACGAGTGGATTGGTAGTGTTGACTTGAACTCACTATATCCTAGTGTGATTCGTGCGTTAAACATGGGTCCAGAAACTATTGTTGGTCAACTACGTCAAGATGGTACTAAAGCACGTATTGAGGCTGAGATGGCTAAAGGTAAAAGTTTTGCTAGTGCTTGGGAAGGTCAGTTTGGTTCTGTAGAATACGAAGCTGTAATGGCTAAAGAAGTTGGTAGACAACTTACTATTGATTGGGAAGAAGGTGGCGGTGAAGACACTCTTAGTGCTGCTCAGGTATACGATCTAATTTACGAAAGTAACCAGCCATGGATGCTTAGTGCTAACGGTACTATCTTTACACACGAAAAAGAAGGTATCATTCCTGGACTACTAAAACGTTGGTATAAAGAACGTAAAGAAATGCAAGGCAAGATGCGTGATGCTATTTCTGCAAATAATCCAATTGAAGAAGAATACTGGGCTAAAAGGCAGTTAGTTAAAAAGATTTTGCTTAACAGTTTATATGGTGCTATTCTTAATCCAGGTTGTAGATTCTTTGATAACCGTATTGGACAATCAACAACACTAAGTGGCAGAGCTATTGTTAAACATATGGCTGCAAAGATTAACGAAATTATCACTGGCGAGTATGATCACACTGGCAAGTCAATTGTATATGGTGATACTGACTCTACATACTTTAGTGCATATAGCACACTTAAAGATGAGATAGATGCAGGTAATATTCCGTGGGATCGTGAAAGTGTTATGAACTTGTATGACACAATAGGCGACAACTGCAATACAACGTTTCCTAAGTTTATGATGGATGCATTCCATTGTCCAAAGAGTCGTTCAGATGTTATTGCGGCAGCTAGAGAAATTGTTGCAACCAAAGGTCTGTTTATTACTAAAAAGCGTTATGCTGTATTGTATTACGATATTGAAGGCAAACGTACAGATGTAGACGGTAAAGACGGAAAGATTAAAGCAATGGGCTTAGATCTTAAACGTTCGGATACTCCTGTTATTATTCAGGAATTTTTAAATGAAGTGTTGACTCGTGTACTTGCAGGTGCCGAACAACAAAATGTACTAGATTACATTACTGAATTTAGAACAGAATTTAAAGCAAGACCTGGTTGGGAGAAAGGATCACCTAAACGTGCAAACAAAGTTACTGAATACCAAGCTAAAGAAAAGAAGCAAGGTAAAGCTAACATGCCCGGACATGTTCGAGCAAGTATTAACTGGAACACGCTAAAGCGTATGAATGATGACAAGTATTCTATTACTATCACTGACGGTGCTAAAGTTATTGTTTGTAAAGTTAAACAGAATCCTATGGGCTATACAAGTATTGCATATCCTGTAGACGAACTAAGAATACCGCAATGGTTTAAAGAACTGCCATTTGATGGCGAGGCTATGGAAAATGCAGTCATTGACGAAAAACTTGGCAACCTTATTGGAGTATTGGATTGGGATATTAAATCTACTAGAAGTGATAATAACTTTAATAGCTTGTTTGACTTTGAGTAGTTTGGATAAAAAAATTCTTGCTCTTTAACAAAAACCTAAATATAATGTATATAACAAACGGAGAACTCTAAAAATGAAAGACATACTAAAAGATATCGTAGATCACACACAGAACTTGGGATTCTTGACAACTGTCAAGGTATCTGGTGAAGAAAGTGAAACTACAATGTTTTCTATGGCTGATGATAGATCAGTTATTATGGAAGCAAAGACGCACAATCCTTATCCAGACATGCTTGGCACGTTTGGTATGCCACAGCTTCAAAAGTTAAAGTATTTGCTAGATGGTAGTGAATATAAAACTGACGCTAAGATTAGTGTAACAACTGGTGTGCGTAACGACCAAACTATTCCAACAGGAATTAAATTTGAAAACGCAACAGGCGATTTTAAAAACGACTATAAGTTTATGCTTATGGAAATTATTAATGAGAAGATGAAAACTGTTAAGTTCCGCGGTGTTAAGTGGGATGTAGAAGTTGTTCCATCACTTGCTGGTGTGCAACGTTTTAACTTCCAAGCAGGTGCTAATAGTGAGCATCCAACATTCTTAGCTAAAACTGAGGACGGCAATTTGAAGTTTATCTTTGGTGATGCAGGTTCGCATGGTGGCGAGTTTGTGTTTGCTACTGACACTATAGGTACATTGGATCGTGGTTGGACTTGGCCTGTTGCAAGTATCTTAGCAATTCTTAAAATTGCAGATGTAAACAACACTAAGATGAGTCTTAGTAACGAAGGTGCTATCCAGATCGAATTAGACAGTGGTTTAGCAACATACAAATATATCATTCCAGCACAGGCGGCCTAAATAATATTATGAAAGAACCAGTCAACTTATCACCATTACAGAAAGACTACGCTGTGTATTTGCCAGCTATTAGTTCTTTCTATAGTACCTACGTTGCTAAACAGCGACTAGGTGAATTTATTCCAAAAGAAAGAATTCCTGCGGGCTTTGACCGCGGAATTGAAGGCATGAACTTCTTAAACGAAGAACAAGGATACTTTACATACAAGTATGGTTTGTATTCAGCAGGTCACGCACAATTGAATCTTGAAAAGACTATGGTACAAGATGCTATGGTACAAGATAGAGATCGTGGTAAAACAATGATTTTAGGTGACTCAGGTGGATATCAGGTTGGTAAAGGTGTTCTTAAGTTTGATTGGTTAAACTTTGATGGTCCTGCTGCAAACAAGACTAGAGATGACATTCTTAATTGGCTAGAGCTTACAGCAGATTGGTCAATGCTACTTGATGTTCCGACTTGGGCATGTGATCATATTCATGCTCCTAAAACAGGACTTAAAGACTTTCAAGACTGCTTAGATAAAACACGTTTTAATAACAAGTATTGGTTAGAGCGTAGACTAGGCGTAACTAAGTTTTTAAATGTACTACAAGGCTCAGACTGGGACACTGCTGAAAAGTGGTACGAAGGTGTTAAAGAGTTTAGTGATCCTGCTATTTGGGGTGACAAGGCTTGTGAAGGCTGGGCAATGGGTGGTGCTAATATGTGCAAGATGCCTATTACACTACGCAGACTTATGACAATGAAATTTGACGGTATGCTAGAAGGTAAAGACTGGATGCACTTCTTAGGTACTGCACAACTTGATTGGTCATGTTACTTAACTAGTATTCAAAGACAAGTACGTAAACATATTAATCCTAACTTTACAGTAAGTTTTGATTGTGCATCACCGTTTATTGCAACTGCACATGGTCTTGTTTACACTAACAGTCAACACACTTCAAAGCGTTGGTCAGTTATTATGGACAAAGCAATGGATAATAAAGCACTTGCTGGCAGACATGACATTCCGTTTCCGTTTGAAAGTGAAATTGGTAGGCGTTTAAGTGTTGCAGACATTTGTCATTATGCACCAGGTATGCTTAACAAGATTGGTAAAGAAGGTAAAACAAGTTGGGATAGCTTTGGTTATGCACTAATGATGTCACACAACGTGTATCAACATATTGTTGCTGTACAACGTGCTAACAACTTAACAGATATCGAACTTGCAAAGCAACGTCCAGACTGGAGACATTGGAGAAAAGTTAAAGAAGCAGATAAGAGTGATGAGTACTCAGCTTGGGTACCACGTAATATTCTTTACTTCGATCGTTTTGTTGAAGAACTATTTGAACAGCCTACAAAAGAAGCAGCATTTGCAATGATTAAAGAAGCTGATGCGTTCCTTAAGAACTGTGAAGGTTCTAGACTACGTGGTGGTGTTACAAACATTGCTAACTCGCTGTTTGTTGAAGTTGACGATGCAGGTGACGAAATTGTTCCGTGGACTGATGACAGAGAAGATGACGAACTAGCTAAATTAGAAACTGAGTTAACAGGAGAATAATATGGAACGTACATACGAAGATGGTCACGTATCAAGTACAGCAAAATTTTTTGTAGGTGTAGAAGTTGAAAAAACTCCTGCATTTGGAAAGAAAACATTGTTCGTTACCGGTATTCATGATGTATCTGACATTCGTGACATGTTTAGCACATATGGCTGTGAACATATCTTTTTTGGTGCTAATCATAGCTTTGATCCACAAAAGTCGTGGGTAGCTGCAGACTGGGAAGAGTGGGAAGACATGATCGAAGTGTTCGTTAATGACGAAATTTTTTGTAGCTTAGATATTCCAATTGCTGCTGTAGAAGACTTTATGGACAGTGGATTAGTAGAAAATATCTACTTTATTCCGCAGATCCGTGTACCATTGCCGTATGTTGATCAACTTGGTTACAACGCTATGCTAAAAATTGATGACAAAGGCTTTAAGGCATCTAATCCAGGTGTTTGGTGTCATAGGGTTCGTGACCTTATGGATCATACTAAATTTACTCATTGGAGTGAATATGACAAAGACAAACTTATTGATTGACTTCAATCAAGAAAGGTGTTATACTAAATGCAACAACGTGAATCTTATTACAACTATATGTTAAGACGTATGAAAGAAGAAAATATGGCAAACGATAAAGAAAATGCTATGCAAAATGCAAAGCGAATGATTTGGGTTACTTTCACTAAAGAAGGTATCCATAAGTATCCTGCGGCACTAGATGATCCTAGTCTTGCAACAGGTGATGAATACGATGTTAGTTTTTTGGGTTATCCCCACAGACACATCTTTCATTTTAGAGTAGGTATCACTGTAACACATAACGACAGAGATATTGAGTTTATTCAATTCAAGCGTTGGCTTGAGAAACTGTATGAAGGTGAACTTAATGTAGATTATAAATCTTGTGAAATGATGTCAGATGATTTGTATAAACAAATCACAACAAAACACCCCGGACGTGAAGTCCACATCGATGTCTCCGAAGACGGAGAAAACGGTGCCCATATTGAATATGCAAAGTATTAAAGGAGACCTACAATGGGTTATTTTGCAGATCGGCCAGACGTGGTTAAGATCTTTACGGATCTCGAAGCGTACAAAGAATTTTGTCGATTCAACGGTTTTAAATTTGATGAACGTGATCTTTATAAGCGAGAAAGTAGAGCTTTTAGAGCGTTTGAAAACCGCCATGGCTATAAGAAGTCATTCCAAAAGAAATTTAATAAACGGAGAAACTAAATGAACATATGGCTAGTTGACTTAGAAGCAGTAGAAACACGTTACACTAAGCAGTGGAAAACGCAGTTTCCAAATCTGTTGCGAGGACATGGCCATACAGTAACCGTAGTCAACGGTGGGGATACGCCTCAGGCAACAACTCCTGGGGCGTTCCTCAACTTCGGTGGAACTAATGTTTACAAAAGTAAGCAGTTAGAAATTATTGCTGAAGCATTTTGTAAAGGAGAAGTAAAAGATGGAGATTATTTCCTATATACGGATGCGTGGAACCCAACTGTTATTCAGTTGCGCTACATGGCTGAACTGTTGGGCGTGGACATTCGAATTGGTGGCTTATGGCATGCTGGTAGTTATGACCCTGCTGATTTTTTAGGCAGACTGATCGGAGACAAACCGTGGGTAAGACATGCTGAAATGTCAATGTATGAATGTTATAATCATAACTTTTTTGCAAGTAACTTTCACATTGACATGTTTTTAGAAGCGTTTAATGACAACTACAGTGTTGACATGGACAAAGCAATTAGAACTGGCTGGCCATTTGAGTATATGGCAAATACATTAACAATGTACAAAGGTATGCCGAAACGAGATCTTATTTTGTTTCCGCATCGTGTTGCTCCTGAGAAGCAAGTTGACATATTTGAAGATCTTAGAGAAGCACTTCCGCAATATGAATTTGTTGTTTGTCAAGAAAAACAACTATCGAAGAACGAATACCACAACTTATTAGGTGAAGCTAAACTAGTATTCAGTGCTAATTTGCAAGAAACACTTGGCATTAGTTGGTATGAGGGTGCGCTTGTAGACACTATTCCTATGGTTCCGGACCGTTTAAGCTATACTGAAATGGCATTAGACGAGTTTAAATATCCTAGTGATTGGACAACGTCATTTGCTGCATACAAAGAACACAAAGAACAAGTGGTTGCACAAATTATAGATTACATGGAAAATTATAAAAAGTACTTACCTCGCCTAAATAAACAGGTACAAGTACTAAATGAGCAATATTTTAGTTGCTCAGATCTATTAAATGTGTTAAAATAATATAAAAGTTGGCAATCCACTGCCTAAACATCGGAGAATAAAATTGAGTATAAGCGAAAAAATTAAAACAAAACTACAAGACGCAGGCGTTAGATTTTGGGCCGGCGACAACATTAGTGAAGTCCTGCAAGAGGGCGACAAACAATTATTAATTGAAGAACTTACACCTAAGTTCGAAGCAGTATTAGACGGTCTTGTAATTGATCGTTATACAGATCCTAACAGTATGGATACTGGTAAACGCCTAGCAAAAATGTATGTAAATGAATTAATGGCAGGTCGATATGATCCTATGCCTAATGCAACTGCATTTCCTAATCACATAGATAACGGATACGAAGGTATGCTAGTTGTACGCAGTGAGCTTAAAAGTGTTTGCTCACATCATCATCAACCCGTAACTGGTGTTGCATATATTGGAATTATTGCTGGAGAAACTTTAATTGGACTTAGCAAATATACACGTATTGCACAATGGTGTGCTAGACGTGGCACATTACAAGAAGAACTATGTAATGATATTGCTAGAGAGATTATGAGTTCAACTGGATCTACTAACGTAGGTGTTTACATCCAAGCAACACACGGGTGTTGTGAGAACAGAGGCATTATGGCAAATAGCAGTCTTACACAGACAACTGTTTTAAAAGGTGCGTTTAAAGATGACGCTGGCACTAAGAAGGAATTTTTTGATAACATTAAACTACAGCAAGAATTTGCTTGTGGAAAATAGGAGATAGTATGCCAATACCAGAAAGAATAATTATGCCAGCAACAAAAGACCCAAGCATGGGACACTTTTACGTAAGCCTTGTTAAAAGTGCAGTACGCATTGTGGCAGGAGTGTCAATGATATACGGAGGCTACTACTTAGAATATTGGGGTACGCCATTTATAATCGCCGGAGTAGGCTTTGTAATTGCAGAGGCACTTGGCATATTAGAGGAGATAGTTTAATGCTAATTGAAGTTAAAGACGGACCATTTGCAAAAGCACTTGAAGAGAATTTAGATGACGGGGTCCTAATGAAAGAAGTAGTAATCCATAAAATTATAAACGGGTTACTAGTACGTCAAATTCACACTCGTGAGTATTCACAAAATAAAGATGACTGGAACGATAGGTCGTCCAGTAAGCCATTATGCAAGACAAATTAGATTTACACAAAAAAAGAGTCTATTCCGTTGTTCCGCCAACATCAGCTAACGACTGTATGATACTTACACCGGCTGAAGCGTTTATGTACAATCTTCGAGGAATACCGTTAGTTGATATGACTGAGAGGCACGGAATGACTATTAACCGTTTAAAACTAAGCAGGAAGGATCTAAATCATGGGACCGTGGAACGAACAAGTACAATTGCGTAGATCAAAATCTATTCAAACATTACTCGACACTAATCCTCAATTGGATGAAGGTGTTCAAGGAATGTGGAAAAGAAAACTGAACGATCTTGCTGTTAACGAAGATGAATATAATTGCAGAGTTGTTGAGTTATATAAAAATATTAAAACGGATTGGCTAACAGATGTTTCTTAAGTTTCTAAAACTAATTGGACGAGAGCGTATTATCTACGATAGAGATAACACAATTCCGTATCTAATTAGATACTATCTATTTTTAAAAGACAGAAAAAACTTTCCGTTTAATATTACTATGCACAAAGTACTAGTAAGTGACGAACCTACACTACACGATCATCCGTGGAGTTGGGGAGCATTAATTATTAAAGGTGGCTATTGGGAACACACTTCAGAAGGTAAGTTTTGGCGTGGGCCTGGTAGTATACGTTTTAGAACAGCAAAAGATTTGCATTGGTTAGAACTTGCTAAAGACGCAGACGGAAACGAAATTCCATGCTGGAGCATTTTTTATATGGGCAAGAAAGCTCAAGAATGGGGTTTTGTTAAAGATGGTAAATGGATACACAACGAGGATTATTTAAATCATGGGTGATATTAAGAAACATTATTATAGCTGGGCTGACGTAGAAAAAATGTGTGTAAGCATTGTTAATCAGATGTACGCTGACAGTTGGCGGCCTGATTACATTGTAGGTCTAACACGAGGCGGAAATGTGCCTGCTACTATTATTAGCAACATGACTGGCATACGTTGCGAAGCACTTAAAGTAAGTCTACGTGACGATAACAGTCAAAGCGAAAGCAACTTATGGATGGCAGAAGATGCATACGGATATGCAAGTGATACAAATATCGGTGGTCCTACTACAGCAAAGAAAATCCTTATTGTAGACGACATTAACGATACTGGTGCTACTTTCAATTGGATCAAGGAAGACTGGCCTGCTAGTTGTTTGCCTGATGATCCGAGATGGGAGAAAGTTTGGTATAGTAACGTTCGGTTTGCTACCCTAACTAATAATCTAGCAAGTGACGCTACAGTTCCTGTTAGTTACACATGTCACGAAATAAACAAATTTGAAGAAGATGTTTGGCTTGTTTATCCTTGGGAAAATGTAGGAGAGTACACATGAGTTATGACGATCAATGCGCAGTAACATGCACACACAACGACAAAGTTGTAGATGCAGAAGTTGGCAATTTTAAATCTAAAGAGTTTGTTGAAGTATATATTGCAACAAATAAAATTCACATGCGATGGAATGGTAAAACATACGTCGGCGGAATGGCTGGTATGGAATTTACTACACCGGGTCCAAGAGAATTTAAAGTAAAAACTGGACGAGGTCGTTATGAAAGCTGATACATTAGAGTTAGCAAAAAGCGAAGGCCGTGCTCCTTGGAATGACATTGAAATTGACACTAGAGATTTTACAGTGTTTCGTGACAAGTATCCGGTTACTGAAGGTCACACATTAATTGTACCTAAAACAGCAGACAGTGAAGGCATTATGAAATGTTTTAACTTTGCTGTTACTATGGGGTACGATAACGTAATCAGTGATAAGACTAATATCACAGGTTACAATATTGGTTTAAATGTAGGTGAGAGTGCAGGACAAACTGTTATGTATCCGCATGTACATTTAATCTTTCGTAGAGACGGTGATACGGAAGATCCTAAGGGCGGCGTTCGAGGCGTCATTCCGTCAAAACAACAATACTAAAAAAGGAAAGGGTATGGAATTGAGACAGCAAATGATTAATGCAGCACGTAAACACGCTGAAGCTGAAATTGAACTACACAAAACAAATGTAGAAGTATACATGCAGAAAGTTGTAGGTATTGGAGAACATTCGGATATTATCGAAACGATCCAAAAAGAACTAGATAAAATGGCTTCTGCACACGATCGTCTAGAAATGTTAGACAAATATTTTGTCTAAGCAATGGACAGTTAAAGTAGAAGAAGACCCGGAGACAGGAGAGGTAATTTTACCTTTTCCGCCGGATCTTCTCAGCCAAATGGGATGGGATTTTGGTGATACTCTTATTTGGGATGACAATCTTAATGGCACCTTTTCAATAAAGAAAAAGGTTGACAACACCGATGAAAAGAAGGTATAATAGTAGTATGAATGAAACAATCGCAACTACCGAAGATACTAAGAAGTATTACTACAGTGAAATTTTTCACAGTATTCAAGGTGAAGGACAATACACTGGTGTTCCTACTGCTTGGATTAGATTCTTTTTATGTAACTTGCAATGTAACGGGTTTGGACAATTAGATCCAACTAATCCTGATACATACGAACTTCCGTTTGAAACTTTTGATTTATCTAAAATTGATAAAGTAGAAGACTTACCTGTTTGGGATAAAGGTTGTGACAGCAGTTACACATGGGCTAAACGATATAAACACTTAATGGGGCAAGAAACTCCTAAGGCATTAGCACATAAGATTATTGATATCTTAAAAACAGAGAGTAACCCGGAAGGGTTATTCTTACATCCTGTATCGCAACAGAGGCAACACTTCTGTGTTACAGGCGGCGAACCTATGATGCCACAAAGTCAGAAAGCGTTTATAGGTATTATGCGAGAGCTTAAAGCACAAAATAATTTACCCGCTAGTATTACATTTGAAACTAACGGTACACAAAATCTTACACAAGAGTTTATTAACTTCTGGCAACAAGAAACAGAAATTGAATTATTCTTTAGTGTATCACCTAAACTGTTTAGCACATCAGGCGAACTTGCTAAGAAAGCAATTAGACCCGAAGTAGTTGAGCAGTATCGTAAATTATCTAGCAAAGGACAATTAAAGTTTGTTGTTGGTAGTTTACAACGTGAGTGGGATGACATGGAGGCAGCTATAGCACAATTTCGTGAAGTAGATGTTGACTTTCCTATTTGGGTAATGCCCGTTGGTGCTAGAGAAGAAGAACAAACCGCAACCGCAGGGCATGTTGCAAAAATGGCATTTCAGAAAGGTTATAATGTAGCTGCTAGAGTACATGTATACTTATTTGGTAATGCAATTGGAACTTAAGGAGAATATATGTCATTTTTAACAAAAATACTTGGCTTAGATAAAATTAAAGAAATTAACAAAGCTAAAGACGAAGAACAGAATAAACTGCTTAGTGCTAAAGATTTAGCAACTAAAAAGAAGCAACCGTGGGTAGGTGTAATTGATACACACATTAATAAAGATAATGTAAAGAACGGGTTCTTTGAACTCGACTGGAATGATCTGTTTATTAAACGTTTGATCAAAGAAGGATACGGAGTTGACAATGACAAGCATGAAGAAATTGTTGATCGATGGTTTCGTGAACTATGTGCTAACGTAGTTGTTGATGGTGACTTTGGCGGGCCTTTAGATGGTCTTCAAACTGGCAACATTGATATTAACAATGTAAAAAGAAATAATGATTGACATTGTGCGTAAAAGAGCGTATAATAACACTATAAACAATTAAAGGCAACGTAATGACACATATTATAGTAGATACAGCAAATACATTTTTCCGTGCAAGACACGTTATTAATGGTAGTGCAGACATTAAGTTAGGTATGGCTTTTCATATTACACTTAACAGTATTAAGAAAGCATGGCAAGACTTCGATGGCACTCATGTTATATTCTGCTTAGAAGGTCGTAGTTGGCGCAAAGACTATTACGAGCCTTACAAACGTAATAGAAGTGATGCTCGTGCAGCACATAACGAACAACAGCAAGAAGAAGAAAAGATCTTTTGGGAAGCGTTCGATACATTTAAAGACTTTGTTACAGATAAGACTAACTGTACTGTTATGCAACACAAACAGCTAGAAGCAGATGATCTTATTGCAGGTTGGGTACAAGCACATCCTGATGTTGATCATGTTATTATTAGTACAGATACAGACTTTCAGCAACTAGTTGCACCTAACTGTAAACTGTATAATGGTGTACAAGAAGTAACAACTACACACAAAGGCTTCTTTGATAAGAAAGGCAAGTTTGTTATTGATAATAAAACTAAGCTGCCTAAAGCTATTCCAGATCCTCAATGGTTATTGTTTGAAAAGTGTATGCGTGGTGACACAAGTGATAATGTGTTTAGTGCTTACCCTGGTGTACGTAAGAAAGGCACTAAGAACAAAGTTGGTTTAACTGAAGCGTTTGAAGATAAGACTACAAAAGGTTACAACTGGAATAACTTGATGTTGCAACGTTGGGTAGATCATAACGGTGCAGAACATCGTGTACTAGACGATTACGAACGTAACCGTGTACTAATTGATTTATCAATGCAACCTAGTAACATTAGAACTATTATTAATGATGTAATTGAAGAAGCAATGGTTGCTAACAAGGACGTTAGTCAAGTTGGTATTAGGCTAATGAAGTTCTGTCATTTATATGACTTAAAAAGAATTACAGATCAGGCGCAGGCATATGCTGAGCCATTAAATGCGAGGTATAACACAGTATGACACTAGACCTAAAAGCAAAACCCATTTTAGATGGAAAGTTTTGGATTGTAGAAAATGCAGGACAAAAAGTAGGAACACTTAGAAAGAACGAAGACAAGTTTGTTTTTAGTAACGAACACGGTGTTAAGTTCTATAATAGTAAATCAAGCATTGTAAAAGAGTACGGAAAAGACTTTTTTGTTGCTAAGATTATAAAAGAAGCTACAGATGCTTTACCTAACGAAGTACAAGGGTATAAGTGTAGCACTTCACCGCATAACTCAATGTATGATATACAGAAACGTTTGCCACTGTTTACAAAAAGTAAAGACTCAAAGAGTTTGTACTGTGCAGGCTATTATGTAATTAAATTCGATAAAGGTTGGGTTAAATCATTCTGTCCTAAGCTCATTACACTGCAACGATATGCGTATAAAGGGCCATTTAAGACTGATTTAGAAATGAAACAGGTGCTATCAAATGTCAACAAGTAACCTTCCTCAATCGCTTCCCAGCATAGAGAAGGTGCTACAACGTATTGCTGTTGCAGAGCAAACTCATCAAAAAGAAGTAAGAATTACTATTGCTGAAGCAAGAGCATTGACACTTGAATTATCGTTGTTTACGGCTAAGCTAGGCGTGGTTGTTACAGACATTAACGAACAATTAAAGCAGATTAGACAAAATAGTGAGCAAGTAGACGTAAAGTTTGAAGGCGGACAGTTCTAAAAAAGGATAAATATATACGTAGTTAATTAAAAAGGGTTACGTATATGAGCAGGCCAAAACCAAATGTTATTCTCGAACATATCAATCGAGAAACATATAAAGCAGAACAAATCTTAGAGAGCGAAGCAATTTGGGCGGTCTTCTATAAAGGAAAACCGTTTAACTTAAAAAGCGGAAGTATGGTGTCTAGTTACCCGGGACCTAAATATAAAAAGGTGTCTTTTTCTAATCCTGGACATGCTAGAAACTTAGCAAAGAAATTAAACTCAATGTTTAATACTACTGAATTTAAAGTCTACACACTAACTTCTGGAGCGGTGGAAGAGTAATGGTATGGATCACAAAGACAATTACACTAGGGTTTTTTTAAAAGCAGCAGGGTTGTCAGCGGGAACAGAAGACATCAAAGAAAAGAAACCTCAATGGTGGTGGAATGTAAGAAGTAAATCCAATGGTGGTTTAAGATTAACAGATGATGCTGTTACATTTATACATGATGTTGCACAGATTAAAACATATCAAGTAAAATTTCCAAAACAGTTTAAAATTACACCACAAGTACTTTTATGGCTTGACAATTTTATCGAATCGCCGTATTATATAACTAAGACGTCTATTAGTGTGCTTAAAGAGAAGTCAGCGTTTGAATTATATCTGTTTAGTGGCGATATAAGTAAAATGGGCTATAACAAAGCATTAGCTAAAAGAATTACTGAAGAAACTAAGAACCAAGATTAACTCCCATTAACTGAGCATATTATAAATATTATACAATGATTGAACTTAATCCATTAGACGTACTAAGATCTAGAGAAGTAAAGAGCATGCCTCCGCACTTTTCTACCATGAAGATATCTGATAATGAAAGATATGATTATCAAATTATTGATTGGATCAAAGAAAAAACTATCGGAAGGTTTAGCATTAATGCATACCCTAACGTTAGTAGTAACCAATTCAAAACATCTACATTTGTAGGGTTTGAAGAAGAAAAAGAGTTAACGTATTTTATGTTAGCTTGTCCATACTTAAGGAGAAACTAGAATGGCTGAAGAAACAAAAGACCCAGTAGCTACAGAAGCACCAGTTGGTGGTCCTGTTCCTACTCCCCAAGCAGATGCTCCAGCAGCACCTGACTTAAACATTAGTGACTTAACTGCTGTAAAAAGCATTATTGAAGTTGCAACACAACGAGGTGCTTTTAAAGCTGCAGAACTTGAAGCAGTAGGTAAAGCATTTAATAAATTGTCAACGTTTTTAGATCACGTTGTTTCACAACAACAGAAAGATCAAGGAGAAGCAGATAATGGCTAGAAATATTAAACATGTTGGAAAGATGACTAATACCGGTGACCATGTTGCTGTTGTATTTAGAACTCTTCCAGGAGAATCAGATAACGCACTAGTATTGCAAACAGCAACACTACCTGATAACTATCACGATAGCTTAATGAAGCTTATCGAAACAGACCAAGCACAAGAAGCGTTTGAACTAGGTGAGTTTATGTTTAGAAACTCTTTTCCAGACGGACGTCCTATGCTTCAAGCAATGCAGGCAGACAATCGTCTTAAGAAAGTTCCAACAGCGAACGTTACTATGACACCAACGTCTGTTCAAGCAATTCAATTAAATGAATTAAATGGATTTATTGCTGAACAAAAAAATTGTGCTATTGACGACTTGCATACATTTGTAAGCGGTGCTCCAAAAGCTCAAAGAGACAATAGTCTAGAGCCTAAGAAAGCTGCTCCAATTGCAGAAGCTGCTCCAGTTACACAAGCATCAGATAACGGTGTATTGAGTGATGATGATCTTGCTAAGTCATTTAGATCACAAGCTGATAGACTCAGCAAAGAAGCTGCTGAATTAAGACGCCAAGCAGAAGACCTAGTTCCAACTAAGCGTAAAGCTAAGACGGCAACTAAAGTGTCTGAGAGTGTCTAGCAAACAGTACTTTCGTCCACCGAAGCATCTGGTCAAGGAATGGCCAGAAGTGTTCGACGACCTCTATATGAATACTATGCCCGTTGCGTATTTGGATGCAATGCTATTAGAATTTAATGATGGAAGGATTTGGGAGATTAACATCAAAGAACATCTTGTTCAAGATGACCCAGATTCTGTAGCAAAAAAATTGCTACAAACAATGAATGAATATAAAGATTCTATAAAGAAGGTAGATTTTAAAATTAATATAGATCTTCTTAAGAAAGAGATTCAAGATCGAACAAATAAACTATTGTAGTTTCTCAAATTAAAGAGCTAGTAGAAATACTAGCTTTTTTTTATGTTCTAGTATTACCGTAATGAATTACTTTATGTCTATTAGATTTGTATTCTCTCCACGGATCAACTACAACACTATCGTCATTTAACGATACATACAGCTCAGGATGAGACATAAGAACAACAGCACTGTATGTTCTATTGTTTGGTTCAAATGCTAACGGATCAATTTGAATTGGCGGAAATCCTGCTTCGTTACAATAATGTCCTACTAGTAGTGCATAACTGCCATCAACATACGGAACTCCAGGCTTATAAGCAATACCGTTAAGTAAGATAGGAAGATCGTACTGCGTAGCGTTGTCAATTAATACCTGTGCCATATTCTTTGCTTGTATTTCTCTAGCATTCATAATAGCATCAAAAATATCATAGCCCAAATCTAATTTGTCTGCCATGTAGCGCAGTGCAATATTGTCACGTGGATGACATCCACCGCCATCGCCTAGTCCTGCTTTCATATAACTAGGTCCCATAATACGTTGTGTACTGTTAGCTAACGCATCTGTAACAACATCTACATTAATGTGTCCTTGCTTTTCAGCAACATCTTGAATCATATTAACAAGTCCAAGTTTCGTGCTAATAAATGTATTATAAAAAACTTTGATACACTCGCATTCATCCCAGGTGCCAATTTCGTATCTTGGATTGTTTTCCATAATTGTTTTATAGAAGTCTACAAGTTGTTTGGCATCACCGGTTTCACTACCATCTTCTGTACCAATCATTACCATCTCTGGATTGACCATGTCGTGTGCAACAGTACCCATTGCAATTAAGTATGGGTTGTATACAAACCGTGTGTTATGTATTAAAGGTACAAATTCTTCTCTTGTTGTTCCTGGTAGTACTGTGCTAATAAGGACTAGTAATTGGTCTTTGCTCATATTAGCGTTTGCTTCTTTTAGTACATCTATTACAATGTCATAACTAAAATCTTTAGGTTCCAAATGTGCTGTTGGTGCTCTACCATCATATGAAGGATCATGAGGTGTAGGTACTGCTACAAAAACAATATCTCGATCTTTAACCATTGTTGATATTGACGAATGTACTGTTACTAAATTACTTGTAACTTCTCTAGTATCATATCCAGAAACGTTATGTCCTTTTTGAGCAATAGCTTCAGCGCATGGTAACCCCAATTTGCCTAGTCCTATGAATCCAATTTTCATTACATTTTTCCTTTTCAAATAACTGTATATATTTACAAAATATACTTAAAAGACCGTTTAAGCCTGGTTTTAAGCAGAGAGCGTTAAGTGTTAGTAGTACATGTTAAACACGCTGTATGACGCTTAAAATACGTCTTAGGCACCTAATTCATAGGCTTTATAAGCTGTTGTCTACGGTATAATACCTTGTAATTATGCTCTGCAATTGGCCGTACTTTGGACATCCATTCTCGCCATTCAATTTTATTTAATTTGCATATTCGTTCAATTTCATCTACAATAGCAATAGCTCTATCACCATGATCTTCTATCGAATCGTAATGCTCGTTAATGTGCGGAGCAAACGTTTTATATCCTAATTTTTTAAGATACTGTAACGTATTTGGTGAACCTACAAGTATAAACGGATGACCCATAGCAATAGTTTTAAATATTTTTTCGCTTAGAAATGGCACGTTTTCATAAAATGTAGTTTCACTAACTACACTAAAAAATGTTTCTTGATAGTAAGATTCAATTGAAGGTTGGTGTTCTGCTCTATTAGTAACTAAATCTTTCTCATCAAGATACATAGGAGGCAACTGCTGCACTCCTTCAGATCTTTTTAATATCTTAGTAATTTCTTTGTGGCCATAATGTTTTTTACTTAACCAATTCCATATTTGTTTCCACTCTCTACGATCATCTGATGGTGCTAGGCTAACATACCCTTCATCTAATAATCCTCTATCATATAGCATTGTAACTAATAAAGGACGATGCAATCTCCATCTTCTATTTAAATTAAGAAACTTTTTAGTATACTTACGTTTCTTTTCTAACGTTGGTAGAGCGTTTCGTTGTCGTATAGTATCTTTACCGGTTGTTTCAAACAAGCTATACCACATAATTTTAATTTGTTCAGCATTATTCTTTTTACAATAGCTTAGTGTATAGCGTAACATAGTTGGCACACCTGACAAGAATACAACTTGACTTGCTGGAATGTTGTACTTATTAACTATGTGTTTGTATATTGCATCTACACTTTCGTAGAAGTATTCTAACGAGTTATCTAACACCAAATATATATTGTTAATCTGCAATTCATGAATAGTGTGTTGATCTAAAATAGTATCTAACGGATAACATTCAAAACTGTTTGGGCCAGAAAATTGTATATACACGTAATCTAAGTTAAGTTTTAGTTTTGCATTTTCAGCAGGATTACTATCCATCGGAATCTTATTAGGATTATTTGAATTGTATGTTTGTAGATAAAATAAATCTTTAGAATTTAAACAGGCCATTATAATCTACTTTGCTTGTTATTGTGTTCATTCCACCAAGTTTCTAAGTCTTTAAAAGATTTTGCTTCACGCACTTTCATTTCAGATTGATGTGCATATTCTGTCATGTTAGAAGTAACACGATGAGTAGGTAGCATTTTTTCTATGTATTTTACATGTCCTTTAGGTGTAGGATGATAGTCAGCAGTCTGACTATGTTTTCCGTGTCCTTTAATTGGAGTTACTGGCCATTGGCCATGATAGATAGTATCAACTATACTAGGCTTTAAATCAGCAATAGTGTGTTTATATAGTTCTTGAATGTCAGTGTCTGGCTTTGATTGCTTATATTGATCTGCAGGAACTATAGGTAATTTTGTCATAGTCCACATATGAAAATTTGTATTAATAGCTTTCATAGCTTGTCTAGTAGATTCAATTAATGCAAGATCTCGTAGTAAATAAAATCTAGCATCATACCATTTGTCAACCCACTCGGCACTATAAAAATTTTGAGATGTAATGTTACCAGGAGTTATCCAAGTATTGTCAAGGTACCTATCTTCTCTTGATATTGAACTCCACATTACAATTACAAGATCATCTTTATTAAATTCATAACGTAAATTTGCTTCAGTTATACTATTAGCAATAAACAAATTGCCTGCGCCGCTTTGTGCAAAATTATAAGTAGAAGGAATTTCTTGTTTAATTATATCTGACCAAGTTGGCCATCTATATCTAGTTATGCTACACCCAAATGTAAAGCAACGTTTATAATCACTAAAGTTTTTCAAAGTATTTCTCCGCTGAATCAGTACAAGCTACAATAGCATCTGTATAAAAGTCTTTCATTCTTGCATGGGTAAAGTTGTGTTGAACAGCAGGAAATGCTTTTAGCAATCTGTTTACTTTTGTTTGTTTACTAAGACCAATCCATTCAATTAAATTTTGTTGTACAGTACGAAATCGCTCAATCGGGTCAACTATTAAATCATAGGGCTTACTAAACAAATTAAAATCTGTTCTAAACCCTAAAGATCGCAATCCTGCAAGTGTTCCTCTAGATCCAAGAACTATAAACGGATGTCCCATTGTAATAGGTTTGAATAATTTTTCAGTTAAAAATACGCTATTATCAAAATAAATTGTTTCAGTTACTACTGTTAACAGTGTATCAGAATATACTGTTGCGTTATACGAGTTTGCTGCATTGTTTGTGCTCCAGTCTCCGTCTATAAACCTAGGAGTAAACTCATGATGTCTTGCGTAGTTTTCTTTGCCTATTAATTCTTCAGCTCTTAGATCCTCGCCTTCTTTTACTTCGTTGCAACTTACAATACCTTCGTCAAGTAGGCCTTTAATTCCTAAGTCTGTTACATGTGCAGCTCTGTGAGGTCTATGCACTCTATTAAGACTGTTAAACGATTTAGCATTGTCTACATACATAGCAGCTTGGATTAGAGGCTTATAAGGTAAATTTCCGTCTAAGAATATTTTTAAAAAGTGATTAGAATATGCTACTTCAAACATTCTCACACTTCCACTAGTTTCTAACCATTCTTCGTAGTGCTGTACTACTAGCTGACTACCTTGCATAATATAGACTGACAGTGGCGGCAATCCCCTTGCAATTGCTGATTTAGTAATTGCTGCAAACCCGTCACCGAGTGCTTTATGCTGAAACGGACCGCCTTCTTTATCAGCACCTATTACTAGTCTAAGTTTGCCTCTCTTAACATAATCAACTATATGTTCAGGTAAGTTAGTAAAAATATCAGTTGGGCCGTTATGCACACTTGACAACCCAGTCCACCAACAAGGATCACCATTAACGTCAATATAATATATGCCAGGGGTGTGTTCGCAATTAACTAATTCTGAAACAGGTCTTTTCATTTTACGCAAAGTCTGTTTAATAACTGTACCGTTAGACGTTAAGTAAAAATCTGTTTTAGGAGTAGTTGATAGATAATCTAAATTTGAAGTTTCTTCGTCAAGAGTATCAAAGTAAAAATGCATCATTGAAATAATCCTACTAGTTCTGGAAATGTTTTATTAAAATTTTCATTTCTTATTATATCATAGTGTTCTGTTTTTTGTAAAAACGTACTTACAAGGTTTGGTTTGTATGTAGCAGATGTTAACCCGTTAATTACAGGTTGCAAGTTTACATTTTTCTGTTCGTTGTTAAACTCTAATAATTTTTCTACAGTTTGTTTTTTAAATTCTTCTGGTAATACATCAAAGCTATAAAAGTCAGGATTTAAAATATTATAAAAGAGCGGATCATAATTATCATTAACAAGCTCGTTATCAACAAGGTAATGCATAAATTCTGGTAGTGTAGAAACATTAAACAACGATACTACAGTGTTAGTTTGTAAACTAATATGTGGAGTTTCAGTACGTATCTTTCTCATATTAGTTTCTACATTTTTCCAATCAGTACCGTTTCTAATATATTCAGCACGACTACCGTAATGATCTAAACTTGCGCCAATATAAACATTACTAAACTGTTTCCACAAATCTAATATATTTTTATTTTTATACTTTAATACAGAAACATTAGTGTTGTAACGTAGCTTTACATCAGTTCTGTTATGCTTAATAAGATATTCTAAAATGTCATAATGTTTATCTGTTAGTAACGGTTCGCCACCTGCAAAATAAAATTCTTCTATAGTATCAAAGTGTGGCAAAAACTGATTGTATAGATTGTCATTAGAAGTTCCGCCTGCAAAGGTAAACACATTTTTCTTACCTTCTTCTTTTGCCCAACTAGATGAATATGTGCCGCTGCATGAACGACATTTGTAATTACAGATGTTACTCCATCTAATGTCTAAATACCTTAATTTATAATCATCAAGTGATCCGTCATCATTTGTGTTGGTTAGTGCATTAGGAATATATTTTTCAAATTGTAAATTTGATGATTTTCTAAAACTATCATTGTTGTCAGCTTCGTCACGATAACATGCCAAACACTCTTTGCAACTTTTTCCTTGCAGCATGTTCTTACGCATAGTCTTAAACTTATCATTATTAAACGTTTGTTCTAATGTAGAGTTTTGAATATTGCCCATCGGCAATCGATAATCGCCTACACAGCAAGGTAACACGTTACCATCAGGGTTGGCATACACATGTACCCAAGGCAATATGCAAAATGTTTTAGACGCCGGCGCAGTCAAAGTAAAACTCCTCTAACTCCGGGAATGTTTCTACAAAGTTTACATTACGTCTACGATCGTATTCAGTAAACCATTGATAAAAATCTCTGCGGCCTTCTGTCAATTTTTCAACAGTATAATGTGTACTTTCCATATAGTCAACAACACGACGGAATTTTTCATATTCTAATTCACTAAACTTGTGTCTATCTTTATCATCTTGGTGATCAACAATATACTGTAAGTGCTGTTTCATGTAAGGCATAAATTTGTCTTTAGGCAAAATATTCATGTCGTACTGCAACGGCTCTTTTAAATATGGTGAGTCGAATCTAATACGCTGCCATTTAGTTTGATCATCACTGTTATACTTTACACGCCATTCTAGAATCTTTTCTAACAGTTTACTAAAATTAGTTACTGTTAGTATGTTAAATGTAATCATAAATGTTAATGGCATATTGGTCTTAGTCATGTAGGTATCTAGGTTCTTTTCCCATAACTCCAAGTCTAGTCCTGTTCTAATATACTCTGCTTGTTTACCCCAAGTGTCCATACTTGTAAATATTTTAAAGTCTTTAATACAGCCTTTGCTTACTAGACTGTTTACTTTATCAGTAAAACGTTCAATAAGAATTGGCTTAACACCTAAGTTAGTGTTAATATTAAGTTCTAAATTAGGACATGGGTTCTTTTCTAACTCGTCAAACATACGCCATGTGCTTTGCTGTAGTAAAGGCTCGCCTCCAGTAATACGCAAAATAGTTAATGTCTTACGTAGTTCAGGCCACCATTCCCACCATGCTTTTACATAAGGATTGGTTTCTTCGTCTTTATGTATTTCAAACCAATCAATATCATTCCTATGATTCTTAACCATACTGTAAGGACCATTTTGTTCAATCTCTTTATAATATGCACTACTATGCTTAGGATGGCAATAACCGCATTTAAAATTACACTCATTACCAAAACTAACTTCTACATATTGCGGATTAACGTTTGCCATAGGATCTTCTTTAATAGCATCAAAACGTTCTGGTGTATAGATACTTGCATTACGTTCTTTACGGTCACTAATATAGTCTTTGCCCATACATTCAACATTCCAGCAGTATTGACAACCACTTGGCTTTTCACCGTTCATCATTGCTTGACGTTCGGATTTCTTTTGTTTTGTATTATGTAATGCACTAGGATTATCTTTTAATTCTTCTAATGGGATCTTGTGGGGAGCAGGATGATAACAACTGTGTGTTTCACCTGTGCCTAAATATATAGTTGTGTGGTGCCATTTAGCCATACAAAACGTAGGACTTAATGCGTCCATAATAGGTATAAACTGTTCTATTCTATCTTTATCTTGCATCAAATTGTTCCTGTAGCCAATTAAAATCATTTATTTTACGTAAATTGTCTGGCTTATTACTATTTTCAATTCCGTACTTTCGGCCTGCAATTGCTCCTTCTACTGCAAACTTACCAAATGGTCTTTCGTATCCTTCAGTTGTCCAAACATCTAAGCGGTCATCTGTTTCAGAATGTTCTTGTCTGTTAATGGCTCTACTAGCTAATTTACAACATTCTCTAAATGCACTTTTCCATGTACTATAAGGATCTGTATTGAATACACTAACGTTACTTACTTCTGGCATTGGTTTAAACTTGGAAGAAAGGCTTGTGGTCATATCTGTAGTTGTATCAGTTATATCTAGTACTGCTTGAGTTGGTAATAACTTTGTGCCGCCATACCCATATTCTAAGTCGTTAACAGGATTTTTACTTCTCCATACATGTACCATATCTTGATCCCAATACGGAACTGTGTAATCAAATTTAAAATTAGATACTATTTGAGAATCACCATCTACTACCCAAAACATATTTGTACTACATAACCTTGCTGCTGCAATGTGTGCTTGATGAATTCCTTTTACACCATGTACACGTTTTAATTTTAGCTTAGGGTTAACTGATCTAATATGATCTTGCAGTTGTGCAAACGTTTTTTCTGCATTAGGTTCTTGGTAACTAATAAAAACAATGTCAAACAACTCTGGAGTACTTGAAATAACATTTACATCTTTTTTGTTTGTATAGAATCTAGAATTAAATTCACGCTCTGTAACTGGACGCTCTTTTGAAAATAGTACAACACCGTCATAGTGAATTCCATTTAGAAATACGTGTGTAAGTTTTCTATGATAGCTATCATATTTAGGAATGTAATAATCAAAATTAAAATTAACATTTAGATTAGTGTACACACCCCAAAACATATCAAGTTTGCAAGAAGATAATGCATTTACATAATCTTGATATGACTCTAATTGATACATTTCAAACGGAGTAGGATTACTTACAATAATATCTATTTCTTTTTTGTTAATAAAAAACCTATGCTCAAACTCTCTTTTTGATACTACATTATTTTTATGACAAATAAACACACCGTCATAGGTCGTTGCGTTTTTAAAAATATGTACAGTATCTTTTTCCCATGTTGGTACTTGATACGTAGGAAAATTTAAAACATTTACATCAGACGGAACTGCCCATATATAATCTGATGTGCTATTTTTCTGGCCTTCTAATAACTCTTCATACGTACTACATGCTACTATATTATAATCAACAGGTGTACTTGCAACAACATCTATTTCTTTTTTGTTAGTAAAAAATCTGTATTTCCATTCGTTGCGAGAGATGTCTGTATTTTTTGGAAACAAACAAATTCCGTCATAATGCATACCGTTTTTAAAAATATGAATGTATTGGTTATCCCATTCAGTAACTCTGTATGTTAGATCAAAACTATCTGCAACTTCTAAATAATCCCAAACTACCCAAAAGTTTTTTGTTAACGACTTATTGTTTACTACTGAAAAGCTATCACAGTTATCTATTTTTTGTGCGTTAGGAAATCGTGCTTTGAATTTACTCCAAGCACTATCATTTATTTTTCCAAGACTAACAAAAAAGATATCATACATATTTTTTACTGTAGTACGTTTGTCCTAAATTTAATGACTCGTCATATAGTTCAAGCATATACTTACTTGTGTCTGGTTCTAGCCAAACCCAATCGAGTCCTAAGTTAACTTTAATTTCATTACCTAATCGTTTTATTTCTTGTATACAGGCTTCATTATCTTGAGCATAGCATTCTGCTTTTTCTTTATAGATATCACCTAACAGTTCAAAGTCTCTAACTTCAATATGATCCCAATCTGTACAGTTAGTCATATGTGTACCTTGTCTTGCACCAAGTATTGCCATTAACCCGTTTTCACAATGCGAACCTACAGTTGACCACATTCTAAGTCTGTGAATATTATGCCACCATATCCTATCTTTAATTTCCATAGGAGGAACTTTTAATCCATCAAACAATGTCATCTTGACACCTTCTCGAAACCCTGCACGCCAAGCATGATAGGGATTACTATTAATCTTTGTATCACTGTATGTAACTGGAAAATTACGATAGCCGGTCTCCCAACAAAAATCTACTTGGGCACGTTCGCTATCTGCATGTTCATGTGTTTTCATATTTAAAACATGCTCAGTATTCCAAAGTTTTAATCCACCATTGCCGTATCTTAATCCGTTAATTGTGTTTTTTCCACACCAACTATATACTTGAATTTCTGCATTTGACATATCAAGATCAAGATTTAAAAATTCAGGATATATAATATTATCAGCATCAACAGTTATAAACCAATCAGTTTCGCTTTGTTTTGCTGCTGCTTTGTGTGCTGCATCGCTACCTTTTACACCATGTACACGCTTTGCCCACGGAACTTTATTACATAAATCTGCATAGTGTAAATCAGCAAACGGTTCATCGTAGCTTAAAAAGAATATGTCAAACTCGACTACTCGCATTTAAATCTCCTCTAGCACATAGTTCTTAAATAATCTTCTAGTAAAGATACTAAACTTTCCTGTAATATCAACATCGTCAATTACAACAAATTTTTCATTTAGGTCTTCAAGTTTAACATCAAACATTTGTTGTGGAAAATGAGGATCATTATAGTCAGCGACTGTAAAAGATAAAATAGTTTCTCCAGACCAAAACATTTTACGTTTTCCAGCTGGCTGCCATTCATTATCTAGTACTTTAGTTCCATTAAATTCTTCACTAAGCTCTACCTTAAGAGTTTTTGCGTCTTTATTATATGTAAGATAGATATCGGGTTTACAATCGTCTGTCCAACGCTTGTCAACAATTCTATGTAATACGTCATCAATTTTATTAAGAACTTTTTCTTCAGTAATCTCAAACTTTCCTTCGTTAGTGTCAAAGAAACAATTTGAAATTTTAATTTCGCCATCAATAATTTTAACAGCAATATCTTCATCAATTTCTGTAATGTGTTCGTACTCTAATTGTACTGCTACAAACGGTCCTACACAAACTAACTGTCCTGTATCAGGTTCAAATGCTGCACCAAATTTTCTTTCTGGTTCTACATAGTTTTTAAGCCATTCGTCAAAGTCCGGCATAAATTCTTCTAACTCTTCCATACTAACTCCTCTAATACATTAATTGTTTCTAATGTAACCTTGTCTTTTTCAACATAATGTACAATATCGTTTTGCTGATAACTTCCTATTTTAAGTTTACCCTTGTCATTTAAATAATATCCCACATGATCTGTTGCTTTGTTTGCCGGCCATGGCCAATTTTGTACTCCGCCTTTTAGATGTACTACTCTTGGAAACTGCATAGGGTACGCAATTTCGTCTGTAATATCTAAAATCTTTGCAGCAATAGAAAACGCTTCGTCTGTTCCTATAACTTTAGGAGTATGTTCTTTTAAAAACATGTTTATATATTCGTTTGGATTATCCATTATTGAACGTTGCAGCATAAAGAACTCTGCTGCTAGTATACTATCTTTTTTAAAGAATGTAAAGAAAGAATACAAGTTTGGAAGAGAATTTTTAGTAAATGTTCTTCTATATATGTCACTAGTTACTAGTTCTCCCCTGTAAGTATACGCAGTGTTAGCAATATATAATTCAGAATTCTTAATAAAATAGTCAATCCAATGGCTATAATCTCTAAAAAATAGCATATCTGCATCTAAACACACTGTGTGTTCCCAAGGACTTAATTCGTCCATATATGATCGGCCGTCCCAGTGTCCTTTTTTATCCCACTCGATAATTTCATCAAATACCCAAGGCGAATTAAAGTTTTCAATTTGGCTTTTATCATCAATCACTAAGGCAACTTTGTCATAGCCAGGCTTTTGCGTATTTTTAATACTTAATGCAAGTGCATATGCTAGTTGTGCATAGTTATGTTCTGCTGATGTAGCAACAACAATTAAATATCCAAAGTTCATATCAACTCCATTAGTTTATCAACATTACGTTCTAGACTTTTCTTATTCATAATATGAATATCGTTGCCTTTTGATGATACTGCTAAGTAGTTTTCACCTAATGTAGGTGAACTTAAAAATTGTAAAGTAGAATTCTTAACATCAACTAGTATGTCTTTGTCTACAGTTGAGAATACTGGTGGTAATGTGTATTCTTCTTGGTCTTGGAAACCATTTAAAATATGATTAGCAATTGCAAAACTGATATCATTCCTATACATTCTAGAATCAAACCTATATGTGTCTGCAAAAAACTTGTAATTGTCTTTAATATACTGTACTAGTCTAAAAAATATTTTAGTTTGATCGTTTTTTGTAAACATTACAGTAGTTGCCCATAATAACTTAACGCCAGTATCCGAAACGTATGTATCGTGGTAGCCTGTTCTGCTTTGTCCAATGATATCGTTATACTTGTGTGATATAAGTATATCTTGATCAACATCCCAATAGTTGTTTAACGTATCTGAGAACACTAAATAATCACAATCAATCATAAGTGTTCTTTCATAAGGAGTAATATCCCAAACATTAGGCCTATTAGAGTTATTAAAAGGTGCTACTTCAAACTCTTTGCCATCATGGAAAGTTCTTTGCTGTAATTGGGGCGGACGATCAACTAAAATAATGCTGTCAAACACGTTGTTAGCGTTTTTATAAGTCTCAGATGTTTTCATATAGTCAACTGTAGAGTCATCAGTTACTAATGATACCGGATAGCCGAGATGTTTTTTAGCAAGGCCACCCGCTACTACTGCCATTTTAGCATAATCCATCTGTCGATTATTATGCGCAAATATTACAATTCCGTTATCCATATTAATCCGCAATTAAACTTTCAACTGATCTGCTTTTTTTAAGTTTTTGATATTCTTCGTAGTATTCTAGAGTTGATGTCATGTATCTATCTAAAATTTCATCTTTAAATTCTACTAAATTATCAATTAGAATAGGATTGTTGTTAACGTCAAGTAGAACTACGCCTTCAGTTCGTTCTGCTCCAATAAGCATTTGAACAAAGTTAATCAGTTCTCTATTAATTTTAAAGATTCCGCCATTAATGCCATAGGTTAATCTAGCATCAATTTTTTCTTTTAGGGTTTTACGTTGAATTGCAAAAGTTTCTCTGTATTTTGAAAAATCTAATGCTTGTTTTAGTTGTTCTTGCATGTAGCCTCCGAGTTATAGTAGCACTTATAATATTTATGCGCTGTATAGCTGTGGACTAAGTTAACTGACTGTGATTGCTCCGACGCTTACAGTTGGGGTTGTAATGTTAAACCCTGTGCTGCCTGACGGGTATAAGCTAATAAATCCAGAGGCTTTTCTTGAGGTTGTAGCAACTTGGAGTGATGCAGGACCAACTACGTCCGGACCGTATGTATTACTACCTACTGATCCTTGAGCTGGAGGGCCACCTAATCCAACGTGTCCGTCATTAAAGAATAACGTAAATTCTATACTCGAAGCAGTTCCGAGTGAATTAGTAACCCCTGGAGTTCTTGCATATATTCTATAGTAGTTTGCTGTGTATGGTGAAGATGCTGTTGCAGTATAAAACGGTTGTTGATATGTAGATTGGCATCTAAACCAATTATATCCGTCTGCGGGAGTTCCGCCAGTTGCCGGCGTTTGGCCACCAAAGCTCTGTGTGCCTGCTACTGATAATAAACTTGCCCACGATGCATCTTGAGCTGACCCAGAAGTTGCAGTTAATGCTGATGTAAATTGTATTTGGCCGCCACTGTTAAAAAAGTGTCTTGCTTGTTGTGCAGTAGGCCATGACACACTAACAACACATGTTGCAGAACCTGCCCACGTACCTGCATACGAAACATTACTATGGTTAGTAGTAGTTGCAACTGCTGCTGGTGGAACAATGTTTTTATTGTTTTGTAGTGGCACTAGAAGCTGAGACCATCTATTAAACGGACGTGAAGGACCAGCGTCATCTGTACTGTTGCTACTATCAATGATTTTATTAAGGCCAACGTTATTTGGCCAGCCACCGTAGTTAGATGGAGGATTTGAACCGTAAATATGTCGATACCAGTTATACAGGTCTGTAATAACTCTACCATATTGTTCAATAGTAATTTTATCTGATTCACTAACGCCTAGTGCATTAATAGCTTGGCCATATCCATTTCTTGCATATGCATGAGAGGATGTGTTCGTAGAATTCCCCATGTAGAGATTCATGACGTTTACTAGGTTGTTGTATTCGTTTTTATCAATTTTATCGCCGATGCCGGACATATGTTTTCCTCAACAGTATTTATTGTACCAGCAACTAAGAAGCACTGATCGCGGCGGCTGTGTATGCTGGCGATGTGATAGAAAATGCAGTATTAGCAGGCAATATTGTTCCTGTAGCTTTTAATTCTTCTACAGTAATAGAAAGAGTGCCGTCTACTGAATCTCCTGGAGCTGGTGCTCCTGGATCTGTATAGTTGTCTGATAATAAAACTTTAAAATCAAAGATTCTAGCTGTTCCAGCTGCATTACTAGCAACATCACATTTGCCTAAAATTTTGTATTCGTTGTTTGAATAAGGTGTACTTGCAGCTAACGTATAAAGTTGCTGATATGTGTTAGTCAGCATGTATGTGTGAGCTAAAGGTGTAGGTAATCTGCCGCCAAACGTTTGTGAACCAGCTGCTGATAACAAATCTGTCCATGCACCATTTTGTTGTGTTGCAGATCCAAACGCTCTGTTTGCTGTAATTCTAAGTCTGCTTCCTGAATTCCAAAAATGCCTTGCATCGTCTGCATTGGCAAATGTCATAGTAACCACATGTTCAGCAGCACTACTCCATGCTGATGTGTAAGTTGTAGTAGCTTTTGGAGTAACTGTTAGTAGACCAGGATCGCAATCAAATCTATCACTTCTAATTTCATCTGCAAGAGCATTGTACCCATTAAACGGATCACTTGCTCCTGCTGAAATAGGATCACCAATTTGTGCAATTGTTGCTGCTGGAACTAAACCGTTTTGATGAAAATATGCATTAACAATGTCAAACCTAATTGCATCAAAGTGAGACTTTAAAACTGTTTGCCCTGAAATAACTGTTGAGCTGTTTACAGTTTGGCCGTATCCGAATGTGCCGGTGCCACTACCAATTACGTCAGAAACTTTGTTTCTTAACGTGTTTAGGTCTGTAGATAATATTTGTGCGCCGGTTGTAGCCATTATAATACTACCGCTTCAATAACTTTTGTTCCTGAATTTGAATTAGACTCTAACGCAATTGCAAACACATCAGGGTCAAGTGCTTGAGCAACTTTTGCATACCCGTCAGCGGCTGCAACTAGTTTATTACCTTTAGCGACAGCTCCAATTACTTTAACCGGAACTCTACCTTTAAGTGCAATGTACTGACCGCCTTCTAGCCATGCATTCATCATGTATGCAGGTTGTGCTGAAATAACACCTAACGCTCTATCGCCATCTTTACATTGTGTAACTTCTTCTTCGCCACCTACTGATACAACTGTTCCTGCTTCGTATTCATCATCAGTTAAATATTTTTCTGCAAGATCAGCATAACGTGCTGCTGTTGCAGTACCTTGGAATAGATTAGCAATTAAGTCTCCTGAACTATTTCTTGCTGCAATACTATTTGCTGTTGCAGTAGTCTTAGCTGTTTTATAGTTTGGATCTGAATCTGTAGCTGTGTCGTCGATTTTAATTCTGTCTGCTTTACTTGCTGTGCCGTTAAACGTAGTAGCGTAAATTGTACCTGTAGCATCTCTAACTGCAATACTGTTTCCTGATGCAGGAACTGGAATAGATGGAGTAATACCGTTTAACGCACTTGCATCAGATGCAGTACCTGTTAAGTTACCTTGTACTGATCCAAATAGTGTTCCGTATAATGAAGCTCCTGTGTAACCAATAGTTTTTGTTATACCATTAACCATAATGGTTGAATCTGTTGCAAGTAAGCTACCTTGAGTATTACCATTTATATTACCTGTAAGTGGTCCTGTAAATGCTCCTGTAAATGTATCAGCATGTACTGCTGACCATTTTAATGAAGCTGAACCAAGTGTGTATGAACTTGTTACGCCAGGCAATAATCCTGTTGACGCTAACGTCATAACATTTTTTCTTGTTGTTCCGCTATCGTTAATAATAAATTTAACAGGGTTACCAAGTACACTCTCTAAAACAATTTCATCATCGTTTTCAACTCTAAGTCTAAAGTCACTTTGGTCACCAACTCTATAACCTGCATCTTGGAAATTAATTTCTTGGTTAAAGGTAATGCTACCTTTTTGTAAGTATTCTGTTGCGGCAACTCCGCCTAGCTTTAATGCATTTGATGATGTTCCCCAATAAACATAATCATCTGTGGTAATACCATTGGCATCTGCTTTTGCCATAGTAATACCTTTCTTGATTAATGTAAAGTCATCAATTGGGTTAATTGAACTGTTTAGTGTAAATTCTGTTTGTGAAACAATTGAAACAGTTTTTCCACCTGAATTAATTTTTAAAATAGAATGGTTAGTGTTGCCTGTGTCTTTAACAACTTGTGCAATTGCACCACTAGCACCTAAGTCTGGAGATGCTTCTGGACCTACTAATACAAACTCGCCGCCTGACCATGCATATAACTGCTTTGCTGATGTATCCCACCAAATTTCACCTACTGCTAGTCCTGACGGAGCAACTGATGCAACTTCAGCACCGTTTGCTGTTTTCCATTTTGTTCCATCATAAAATTTAAGTCTTAAAGAAGCACTATCAAACCAGATTTGGCCTAAAACTGCTTTTGGTGGAGCAGTAGTATTTGCAAAGTTTTCTAACAAATGTAAGAAGTTTTCGTTCTGTACTTCGCCATAACCTGCATAATTTTTACCAACGAAGCGTAAATCCGTACTGGTATCGATAGTTCCGTCTTCGACTGACGTTAAAAAAGTTCCGTTAAATTTATCTACTTGGTATGCCATTGTGCTTTATCTTCCTAGTTTGTAGTTGTATTTATCAACCTTTACTCTTCTTCTGGTGCTACAGGCTTAGGGTAAAAACTGTATACACTTGGGTTATCTTTATATGTTTGTAGTGCAGAATTGTAATTTACTGATTTTTGATTAATATATTCACGCATTTCAGTAAACTCGCTTGTAAGCGGAATTCCAGCTGCTTCTAAACAAGTTGCAATAATATTTAATTGCTTGTGAACAGGATATTTTACAAGAATTTGTTTATTGATAACTTCTTCAATAGCAACTTCTTCAATTAACGGCACATCATTTAACGATCTTACACCGCCACTAGCATAGTCGCCCCACCAATATTCATTTTCAGTATCAATGTCTATTGTTTTATGCGGCACTCCGCCTTCAGTAAGTCTTTCCGAAAACTCGCTGTCGTAGTCTTGTGCTGAGATCACTTGTGATCGATCAGTGTTAAAAATTATAATTTGTTTGCTCATCTAGTTCTTCCCCAACTTAATGCAAGACTTATCTTAGGTCTTTCATTTTGTTCTATTTTAGTAACTTCGTGTTCTAAATTAACTGGCATATCAATAAACATTCCAGGTGTTTCGTCAACTAAATTACTGTTACCTTCTTCATCGTACCAACAAAAGTGCGGAGCATCAGCTCTTAAAAATATTAGTTTAAACTTCCAATACCCGCCTGCACTATCTCGGTGCCTTTTTAAATAATCGCCTGGATCGTATTTGTTTATACAAAAACTATCACAAGTCTTATCTTCTTCTGGAATTGATTCATTTATCAACTCCTTTAATTCGTTTGGCATGTTCCAACGGAACATACTTTTTAGTTTACTTTCGCCGTATGCAGTAACAAAATTAAACTCTGCGCCTTGTTCTCTTACAAAAAAACTTTCTTCGTTTGCCTCTACTAACCTTACTATTTCATCAACATTTTTACAATAGTTCGGTATCAACGATACCTGTGCCATTAAATCGTACTCCAGGTTCCTGTATATGCCCAAGTACTACCATTGGATTGATAAATCAATTTATATCCTGTACTACTATTATAAATCGAAGTACTAGTTGATACACTTGCAGTGGCCCAACGATATGCTAAGATCCATCTTCCTGCGCTAAAGCTACTTGAACTCCCTGCATAAATGTTGTTAATAATTAATTCAAATGTCTGTCCACTTGCTGTACTTGCTGGTAGATATGCTTGAATAAGATCAGCATATTGTGCATCAGGTGAGCTAGTATTTGGAGCTGGTGAACTAATTGTCATAGTTCTTTTAATTGTAGTGTTAACAACGTTTTGTACAAATGCTGTTGTAGCAATTAATGTTGAACTATCTGCTGTTGCTTGAGTAACTGCATAAGATGCATTAGTTGCATTAGTTGCATTAGTTGCAGTAGTCGCCGACGTTGCTGTAATTGCTGTAGTTGCTGTAGTTGCTGTAGTTGCATTACCTGTTAAGTTTGCAGTAATTGTACCAGCACTAAAGTTACCACTTGCATCACGAGCAACTACTTTATTTGCTGTGTTTGCAGTTGTTGCATCTACATTAAATGAGGTGCTAGTAATACCGTCATATGCTAACCCTGTAATATAACTACCAGCTGTTAGTGTTGAAAATGTAATAGTATCCCATACCGGCTGCCCTGATCCAGTTGATTTTAATAACTGACCTGCAACGCCTGATGGTATATGAGCCGTTGTTCCTGCAGCAGTTTGATACGGCATTGTTCCGCCTGCTCCGCCAGCAACGTTTGTTGCAGTAGTTGCAGTAGTTGCATTACCTGTAACATTACCAGTCAAGTTACCTGTAAAGTTTTGTGAGTATGTATTCTTAAAACGTAATGCACTAGATCCAAGATCTAAATTTACATCATTGCTTGGAATAAATCCTGCATTTAAACTAGGTGATCTTGTTGGTCCGTATAAATTTAATTGATAATCTACACCTTCTGTTGCAGCTAAACTAATTTGGTTAGTTGCTTTTATTTCAGTAGCATTAACTGTACCGTCAAGCACTAAATTTCCATTAATTGTAATATTTCCAGCAGTGTTAAGTGTTGTTAATGTACCTACACTTGTTAATGCAGATGAAATTACAGTATTATGTAAATTAGTACCTGTTAGTGTATTAGCATCAGATGTAACTGTAATGTCAGTTGTTCCGTCAAACCCAACACCGTTAATATTTCTTGCTGTTGATAGACGCTGTGCTGCGGCTGCTGTTCCTGAAAGAGATGCTCCTATAAATCTTGCTGCTGTAACATCACCTGTAAAACTTGCTGTTGCACCTGCAACGTCACCTGCAACGTCACCTGTTAAGTTTGCAGTAATTGTTCCTGCTGCAAAATTACCCGAACTGTCTCTTGCTACAATTTTTCCAATTTGATTTAAACTAGATGCATCAACTGCCCAAGATAAAGTACTTCCACCATCAAAGTCTGTACCTGTAAGGTACCCGCCTGCTTGTAGACTGTGAGGTGTTTGCGCTCTAACTGTAAGGTCTGACGATCCGTCAAAAGTAACACCATTAACTAGTACTGGATGTTCTAGTCTTACTGCCTTGTCAGCAACACCTTGTAGTGTGGCCATTACCTTTGTAGTTGCTGCTAGGTTAATACCTGCAATTAAATCGGTAAATCCTGGAACTGCATTTGATGATGCAATTGTAAATGGACTTGATGTTACTATTCCTATTACAATATCATTAACAACGAGCTGTATAACTGGATATGTTGCTCCTGCGTCTGATACTAATGACGTAGATTTAGCTCTAGTTTCAAGAAATCCTTCTGCACTCTCTGGACCTATTTTAATCCATTCAATGCCGTTATAAACATGTAGTGATGGTATTGCTGGTGTTAGTGCTGTTGGCGCACTTTTTAACCAAAAAGATCCTGTTGCTGGTGTTGTTGGCGATGTTGCACCTACTGATGCTGCACCTACTTCTACCCAGTCTTCACCATTGTAAATCTTTAAAATATTTAATATTGAGTCAAACCAACATTGCCCTACAATAGGTGTAGCAGGAGCTGAACGGTTTGCAAAATTCTCTAAAAGGAATAAAAAGTTTTCATTTTGAATTTCACCGTATCCAACGTAGTTTCTACCAACAAACGATAAACTTGTTGTTGAATCAACTGCTGCATCTTGTAGTACAACTAATTGAGTACCGTCGGTTTTATTAATTACATAAGCCATTTAGAACGCTCCTATTTTCATATTATGGTAGCACCTGATCGTTAAGATGTTGCCAATTACCACCTAACAACTGGAACGTTTTAATAATTCTAGATGTTGTAATACCTGCTGCTGGAATACTTGCAGTATCAAGCGACACATTTACCACTCCTGGTGCTGTACCTGTCGGAGTATTAAATGTAGCTGTGGCTTGATCTAATAACGGATTTAAATTAACCGAAACTGTTGAGTTACTTAAAAGTGTTGCTAAGATTCTTGCTATTGTACCAGTTCTATACTCTGCTGGTGGTGCTAAGTTTGTCAAAATTTCTGATGCAATATAACTGTTTGGTTTACCATCTGATAAGTCCATGCTAAATGCTAGTGATCTAGTTTCAGCAATATCGTCTACATATTCTTTTGTTGCGGCATCTTGCGGATTAGTTGGATCTAACATTCCTGTAATTTTAGGAGATCCAATTAATGCAACGTTACCTGTGCCATTTGGTTCTATTTCTAAGTTGTCGTTATTAGCAAGAGTTGAAATTTTATTATCTTCAAGTCTCATCTGCGCTACAGGTGGTAGCCCAGGGCCAACGTTAACAACGTTTTGCGCACCAAAGCTAGTAACACCTGGAATAGCTGTAATACCAGTACCTAATGAATTTCCGCTTAGTACTGTAACGCCGTTAATTTTAAATTCTTTACCTGTTGCAAGGTTTACATGTTCTGAACTTGTCCATGCTTGTGATGCTAGTGCTGGATATTCTGCTGTTGCTCCAAGGCCGTCTTTTGAGTACATCAACACTTTGTCTGTTGTGCCTTTTAATACTAAACCTCCACCGTCAGCAATCTCATCTGAATTAGATCCACTGTCGCCTGTTTGTGCTAGTACAATGTATTTGTCTTCAACTACTAGTTCGGTTTGTCTAATTGTAGCAAGATCGCCATCATTAATAACTAAACTTCCTCTAATAGTAACATCGCCTGCAACTTCTAACTCTCCACCAAGTTTAACAGCACTATCTATAGCACCTTCGTATAAATCAATCTGTCTATTAGCTGGATCAATTTTTATTGCAATCTCTTGCGAAATGCCTTTTCTTACATCTAAAATCAATAATTTATTTTCAGCAGCGTTTGATAGTTTAACGTTACCGTTGTCAACTGACAAGTTAGCTTGTGATGCAGATCCTACAACTAGTCCTAAATCACTTTCAATTCTAAGTGTATTAGTTAAAGAGTTAGCAGTGTCTTTTCTAACATAGTTTGTAGAATCAACGTTGGCTAACTTTTCAGAGTTTGTACAAGTAACATCAAATTTAATTCCTGCTAGTGTACCTTGGTTAAATCCTGGAATGATTGCTCCGCTAAATCCATCAATATCATTTTTAGGAGTAAACGTATCTTTAGCAAATATACCTAACAAAATACCATTATTATATAATGACGAAATAACACGAGTTTGGTTTAGCGTATCAAGTATGCTTGTTACAACAATACCACTTACTCCTTGTGCATCAGAATATGCTGGGCCTAGTAAGATTGTACTTGTACCATCAAAGAAATATAGCTGTTTAGCAATGTCGTTAAACCACAAGTCACCTACACCTAGTGTAGCTGGTTGTGTGTTAGCAATTGTTGCAGAACTTACAGGAACAAATGCTGTTCCGCTATATACTTTTAGTTTTGATTCAGATGCATCAAACCAAATTTGCCCTTTAATTGGAGCAGTTGGTGCAGTTACGTTTGAAAAGTTTTCAAGTATTTTAATAAAGTTTTCATTAAGTACTTCGCCGAAGCCACTATAGTTCTTACCAATCAGCGTAATGTCAGTTGAGATATTATCAATTTGACCGTCTGCGACTGTTGAAACTATTGTGCCGTCTGTTTTATTAATTTGATATGCCATTTATATCTCGCCTTATGTCGTTGTAAACGCTGGTGGTCCAGATCGTATAATATAGTTAAGTGTTAAATACGGATTCATAATACCCACTAACGAACCTAATGCAAAGTCAGTGCTTGGCTTTTTAATACCGCCGGACTGTTGCAAGTACTGTGCTTGGCCAACTGCTGTTGGACCTAATCCAGTTGTACCTGGGCTAACAATAGCAGAGTCAATTCTAACTGCCGAGTATTGAACTCCGTTTGCTGTCATGTTGTGTTCGTGATCTGGTAAGTTGCCAAGTGTTAGTCCTACCGCAGATGCACCAGCTGCGCCTGCAAGTGTTTGAGCTTCTGTACCTTCAACTCTTGATGGGCTTGGTTCACCGCCGCCATTGTCAACAAATCCGCCAATTGCATTTGGAACATTAATATTGTTATCCATATTATGTTTACCTAATGCAAAACGTCCACGTAAGTCTGGAAGTCTAAATGTTCCTACACCGTTAAGTGCTGCTGATCCGTTATATGTTGTTCCAATAATGTCAAACAATTCTGGAAACTTAGATCTTTCAACTTCGCCACCATCACATAATAAAAAACCATTGGGTGTTGCTGATCCTGCATATGGCATAATACCGCCTAGTGGAATACCTAAGTCGCCGACGAATGTATCTCTAGTTTGTTTTAATAGCCCAGTTGCGCCTCCAGCTTCTGCTGAAGATCTGTATACCAGCAAAAAATCATTTTTATCTGATATGTTTGGTGCTGGTTCATCTCTATCTTTAACAATGTTAGCTGTTAGTGTAGTTTGGAAAGTTTTAGTATAGTTTCCAACTTGTCCGTCAAATTGTACTGCTGGCGACACAACGTCACCTACAAGTGAAAAACTAGTAACATTTTTTAAGTTTGTTGCAGTATTAGCATTACCTGTAATGTTACCGTTAATTGTACCAATAATTTCATCAGCTTTAATTGATTTAGCATATACTGTGTTCCACCGATTAGTCTCTTCACCAACATTATATGTGTCATTTGTTTGCGGTCTTAAAGTCTGTGATTTAATCGTGCCAGTAATATCTGCTGCGCCGCCAACTAAAATATTTTTAGCAACAGCAATACCGCCTGCTGTAATAATACTACCTGTTGATAAGTTTGTTGTTTCAGCAACGTTAGTGATCTTAATTGCGCCAGTTAATCCAAAATTACCGTCAACATCAAGTGCTTCTTCTGGAGCAGCAAGGTTAATGCCAATTTTATTATCAAGCACTCTAAGAATTGTAGTTGGAATGCCGTTTCTGTTAATTTGTAGATCTAATGAACTACCTGCTGCTGAATTATAAATCTTTGCTGCTGTTGCTGATGTTGTTACTTGGAAGTTACCGTCAACTCCAATAGTTAAACCTGCATTATTTCTAACATTAAAACCAAAATCAGTTGTATTAATAATATCGCTTCTTAAAAACTTACCTGCTGATACTTCAACTCCGCCTATGTTTAACGCATCTGCATTTTTTGCAGTACCAATTAGTTTAGGAAGGTTGCCGCCTAAGAATAATGAAGCAAATTCAGTTCTTTCTGTGTCGTTTGCAGGAGTAGCAACATTAAGACCTGCTTTAATAGTTGCAAATCCTTTAATATTAACTTTAGGAGTAAATGAATCTTTTGAAACAACAACAATCGGTTGGTCAGCAATATATAAAGTTAAAATACTTTTTGTTTGGTTATCTGAGTCTGCAATATTTTCAACTGCTGGGCCGTATCGTAAACCGTCAATTGAACTTTCTGCTGGTCCAACTAATAGCCATCTAGTTCCTGTGTAAATTCTTAGCTGCTGGTTTGTTGTATCAACCCAAAGTTCACCAACTTTAGAATTTTCTACGCTTGGCTCAGTAACACTCTTTTGAATGTTTGATGCTGCTTTCCATGCAGTGTTATCAAATAATTGTAGTACACCGTTAGTAGTATCGTACCATAACTGGCCTTCGACTGGATTAACTGGTGCATTAGCACTTGCAAAGTTTTCTAAAACAGAAAGAAAGTTTTCAGCAATAATTTGTCCGTATCCAGTAACGTTACGTCCTGGAAATGTTAAACTAGTATCCTGACTAGACGTATTATCGAAAACTGTAATTGGAGTTTTGTTTTCGCTGTCTGTAAAATTAACAATATATGGCATCTATTAAACCTCCGTAAAGCCGGTTAAGCTCTGTACCCTAATTGTGTAATCAATTTGTAAGAGTCTGTTTAGCGACTTTTGAACTGGGTGGAAAACTACATGTGTTAAAAGTTTGCCTGTTCCTACTGGATCATACCATTTAAGTCCAAGCTCGTCAAAAACAAAGTTACTGTCCATGTCAACACTATTATCAAATGCTTGTTGATCGTCTGGCTCACCGTAATCTAATGTACAAGTTATAACAATATCACTATATGTTGCTCCGCTAATATGTCTAATTTCCATTTTATTTCTTACTGGGTCAGCATTAGCAATTGAGTTTTGATCAACAACTTTAGTATATGTTTGATTATAAAGACTGGAGTTTGCACCGATTGTGTTAGGTGTTAGATATGTAATTAAGCCTGTAGGATCAACAGTAGTACCGCCGCTACCAAACGCCATTTCGTAGACAGTGCCTATCCCTTGATTTGAAAGACTGTTAACTATTGCAACACTCATATTTTCATAATGAATAGCATTGCGCTTATCCTGAAACACTTCTCCTGTTTCTGGATCGAAGATCTTAATATGCCCTTCAAAATGGAACCCTCCGGTCTCATTTAATCCAGGTTTGTTTGGCGTTTTATTTTGTTTATCTGACATGTGTTTATCTTCCAGTTTCATAGTGTATTTATTCCGGTAACTTTGATGTCTTGGCAGCAATGAACTGACTAATCGGTGAACTGTTTTTAAGCAGCGTAGCGCCGGTTGTAGCAGTGGTTGTGCCTCTATCGTACCATACTTTTCCTTGTTGTTTAATAATACTAATACGTGTACCTGCGGATGGTACCGTTGTTAGCCTAATATACGCTGTATCTCCGTCAACACTAAATTCAGCTTCAACTTTTTTATCACCCATTGGGCTAGTTGCGCTAAGAGTTTCATCGTATTCTTCAATGTAAGTCTTGCGTAATCTTCTACCGCCTGCAAACACTTCAATCGAATCACATCTTCCGTAAATAGCTGGAATTGCGCCTGCATACCAATCTGTAACAGTACTTAGCTTAGGAACGAACGGTAATGGTCCTATTAACTGACTACTGCCATCACTTACAAAGTCATATCTTTCATGTACATCTTTGTAAGGTATAATTTCGTTTTTGCTTAGATCAACTACAAATGAACCTTTTACAGTTACATTATTAATTCCTGTACCCTGCGAGCCACGTCTCAGTTGTCCTAACACATTGCCTTGCTTAGTCATGTATTCAATTTTCTCTCCATTGATCTCAACAATACCAGCTGAATTAATAGTTGATTGTGGATTAAACAATGTTGACGCATCTGTTAATGTAATAGTAGTATCGTAATAATTTAAATCTTTATCAAGTACAAGACTATCAGTAATTGCATATCTAGTATAATGATTCTTGTTTAACATGTCTTTGCTGACTTCGTATGCACTTGGTAATGCAAATACATTTGTGCCAAAAGCAACAATATCAAAAACATCACTAGTTACATTTGAGCCTTCAATGTATATTGCTCCTCTAACTACATCTAGTTGATAATCAATATCCTGAGTTAACTTTGATCCGTTTCTATAAATCCAAACATAACTTACTGAAAGTGGTTTGAACGCAATTGGGTAAAATGATCTACCGCCAGCGAATTGATCAGTAACGATTTGCATTGACGGATATTCACTAAACCAAGTTACGTTGATAGTGTCGCCTGCAACTAATGAAGTAGTATCGTTAATAATAATGTTATTACCAACAACAGAGTACTGTGCATTTAAATTGTTTTCAATTTTAATAACATCACCCACTGCTAGATTTTCAGCAGTAATTTCTAATTCTTTAGTTGTACCGTTATAAACATAATCTGTAATGAATGTTCTAAGTTCGTTGTTAATATAAACTTTAATATTAGTTGGAACAATAGAACCAGATGATGCAATAGGATCAATACCTAAAATAAACTTTTTAACTACACCGTCGTATACATTATAGATAGTATCAGCACTTTTTAGTTTCTTATTATTAACTTCAACAATAGTAGATGCCAATGCGCTTTCTCTAGTTAGCTGCACAAAGTTATCTAAATCGTAACTTCTAGTACTACCTTCATAAACAAATTCTTGTTGGTTAATTCTAATCAAAGACTGTAATGTACTATCAACATCAGTAGACGCACCTAATGCAACAATTTTAATAATTGCAAGTCTATCAGGATTTGTACCAAATTGTACTAATGTTCTATCTGGTGTTTCGGGTAGTATGTTAGTACTACTTCTAAATCCTGTATCTTCTTGTACTCCGTTAACTGTTACAAAGATAGTTGCAGTTTCATCGTAGTTTGCATTTGTTAGATACAAGCTAGTTTCGCCGTCGGCAATAAACTCTTGGTAATCAAGAATAGCAATGCCGCCTAATCCAATTGAAAGTATTTCAATTTTTGCATTTAATGCAGGTGCAGTTGAAAATTCAATAGTGCTAGATGCAATATTAACAACATATGTTGCCGGTAATTGTTTTATACTATCAACATATACAATAACTGATTTAGATTCTAGAATTTTTTGACCTATTCCAAACACAGTTGTTGTAGCATCGCCAAGTTTTACAGTTGCATTTAAAGGAGCACCTCTATCCTCTGTTGTATTTTGAAATACTTTAATACTTAAACTATCTAATACTTGTCCTGGAACATTTTCTTCAGTTGCAGCAACTTGTTCTGGACTAAAATATGAGCCGCCATCAATAACAATATCTTCAGCTCTTAATCCTGTTGCTGATGCATAAGCACCTTCCATTGCTGACAATGTGCCACCTGTTAATTGTGTATCTAATAAGTTAATATCATTAATAGTAACAGCGCCATCGCTTTCCGCAGGACGGAATATTAATATATCGCCTGTTTGTGTTGATACATTTTCTCCAATATGAACTATGTTAGTACTACCATCTCCAACAAATGTCGGCATTTGTGCATGTGGATTAACAGTACTTGATGAATCCCAACTTTCTGTGTAGTTTGGATCGTCAATTCTAAGTGTAGGAGGTTCTTGTACACCTTGTTCAATTTGTAGATCTTGAATATCGTCTTGTATAACAATACCTGCTCGTTTTAAGTAGATGTTAATTACTTGACCGTCTGCTGGTGTGTATGGTAATACTACATCAAGTGTGCTACCGTCTGCAACATGGTAGTAATCAGCCGATGCTTCTACACTATCCCAACTATCAGTAAACCAAGGTAGAGCGTCCCAGCCTCCAGTTACTTCAAATGTTGTTCCTTGTACTTGAACTCCACCAAAATCAATTCCTGTCATAAGCTGGTCAAGCTCGTCACCGAGCATGCCTGAGACCGGAGAATAGTATTTGTTAATTCTACTAACACTATCTAAAATTTCATCGTTTTTCTGATATGTAATTTTAATTGTATCACTTGCTGCCGGTGGTGTATTAAAGGTAATTTTACCTTTAAGTTGTTTATAAACATCAGAGTCTAATGTGTACAACGAAATATTGTATTCGTTGTCAAGAACAAGTTGGCCGTTCTGTATAATTGTAATATTTGACTTTTGTCTAGTAGGAGGATATGTTAAATTAAACACCGCAGTTGAACCCGTTGCTACAAAATTCTCTTCTTGAGTAAAGTTTTGATAAAGTCCTGTTTTAGAGAGCCTATCAAACTTAATACCAAGTTGCATTGAACGTGCTTTACCGTTACCTAGAATAGCAACAGCGTTGGCAGTGTTAGGTGATGTACCATTTCCGCCAACTAACGTTACTGTTGGGGTTGATGTGTATCCAGCACCGTGTTCAGATAGTCTAATTCCAACTACTTTTCCACTAGTAATATATGCTGTTGCTTTAGCTCCAGAGCCTCCGCCGCCAGTGATCAATACTCTAGGAGCTTCTGTATAATCAGCACCTTTATTAGAAATATTAACACCTGTAATCTCATATCCTTTATTGTCATTCCAATATTTGTATGGATATGTGCTTACTATTTTATCGTTTGCACTCACAGGAACAATTTTGCCTGCTTCTGTTGAGTAGTAAGGAGGTAAATCAAAGTCTGATATACCTGCATTAGCAGTATCAGTAGTATCATACTTACTGATGTATTCTCTTACTGTTGTACTATATGGTTTAACTTCATTAATATAATCTAAATAACTTTCTAAACTGTCATTTCTATAATTTGTTTTTTGTTTTAATGTTCCAACATTGTGAGTTGCATTTAAGAAACTAGTTTTAAATGCCCAATCAACGTATGTTTGTTCAGCAAATACATAACGCACTGATGTAAAGAATAATTTATTCCACTCAACAGCATAATCACCAATACAAATATCTTCTTTAATTGCTTTCATAATGTATCTTAACTCAAATGATACTTCTTTATCATAAAAGTCAATATCAAAGCTATCAACATTATCATAACCTACACCATTTAATGATGCGTCATACAATAAATTCGATAGTTGAATAGTACCTAGTTCTCTACCAATTAATACATAATTGTTTAGGCCTGCATTTTCAGTATCAGTAACTTTTCTAAACACTGCCCAGCCGCCGGAGCCATATTCTTTAATACGGATTAAGTCGCCAATTGAAACCTCAATAGTTGGAAGTTGATATACACTAATTATTTCTTGAATAATTCTTGATGTAGGACCAAAGTCATTATCCCACCAATCAGCGTAGGACCAATATGCTGGTGTGTTAAACGCTTGAGATCTACTTCTGTAAAAAGTTTTTCTTACATCGTCCCATGAGTAAATGCTCCAAAAGCCTCGTGCTGTAGAATCACTGTTAACTAACACACTAAACTGTCTTGGTTTAGTAATAATTGTAGTGTAAAGTTTACCTGGATTTACAATAGTAACTCCAGTTACTCTACCTTGGCTATCAATGGTAGTAGTTGCTTCTGCGTTTACACCGTCACCTTCAAATTCGATAGAAGGAGCAATTTTATAACCAAAGCCCGGATCAATAATATCAATAGAATTAACTTCGTTGTCAATGATATTTGACCTTAATTTACACGCTTTAACTCTAGTAGTACCAACTTCTAATAAATCAATATAAGTGTCTGCTGTTGTATCATACAAGTTTAGTAATACACTTGGCTCAGCATCTACACTATTAAGTGTTTTAAAATTAATAGAATCTGCAAACGCTTCGTTGTGCAGCACTTTATTAATATTAGTAATAAGTGTTTTTAGGATTGCCCTTCTCTCAACAAACATACTTTGTCTTGGTCTAAAAGCAATACCATATTTTTGTTTTTCAGGAAGATCTGATGCAGGTATTCTATTACCTTGCATATCACGCCCTACCAAACTATCAATCCATTTATTTTCTAATGATAAACTAGGTAAGCTGTCTGAAACACCTTCTGTTAATAGTTGGTATTCGTTGTGTACTTGATTTTGTTGTTCAGTTGAATTATAATATTCAATGTTAAACAATGAATAATCTTCTGTAACTGTTGACTTATAGTTGAATAGTAAAAACTTGTCTGTATCAATAAATGCTGCATAGGTTTGTCCTAATGCACTAGGATCGTTAATTAAGTTAAACACATCGGCAGCTGAAATATCTCTATCAGTATTGCTTGGTACAGTTACTTTTCCTTTAACCCAGAAGTAATAAAGTGTTTCTGTTTGTAATCCAGTGTTAGGATTATAATCCTGTCTAACGCAATATGCAGAGTCGTCTGCATACAGTGGTTGCCCTGAAATACCCAACGGTACTCCTTCGTTAGTGTCTGCTAAAATTGCCCATTCAGATGGAAGTAATTTTGATTCTACCCATTCGTAAATATCAATCGATGCGCCAGGTGCTAATGCTCCCCATGATCCAATTCTATATGATGCATCACCTTGCTCGTAGTCATACCATTTAGCTGTAGAAATATCCCACCATAGTTTACCTACGTTAGAAGACTTCCAGCATATCGAGCTATCAATAACCGCATCGGTTGCTGTGCCATTGCTATAAATTGCAGGATCGTATGGAACTTTAAACGATAGTTCTCTTTCTGCTGCTGCTAATAATTTTAATTTAGCAGGATCAAATATTTCAATGTCAATAATTTTTGTATCATCAACAGTATCATAAAGTGATAATCTTTTAAATTTATCAATATCAACTGTAAGTGGCTGTGATCCAATAATGTTTAATGAATTAGAGTTTGTAGTTTTTTCAAATAAACGTACTGTACCTGTCTTGTCGCCTTCAAATGCAATATTAACTCCGTGCGGTGCTGGAGAAATATATCCAGGTGAGCCAACTAGTATTGCATCTCTCGATGCTGAAATACTATATCCAAAAGATTCATTTAATGAAAGCGCATCATCAAGTTTTTCTGTTAAGAAGAATGTTTCAGATGTGCCTTTTTTCTCAAATACATAAACCGCTCCAGCAAACCCGTCATAGTCTTTAAATCTAGTTCTAGTTCTATCAAACGATGTTTGTGAAGCATCAAATCTAGTTTGTAATGCATAAGGAGAATTAGTTGCTCCTACTGCAATAATTTCTGTTCCGCTAGATATTGAAATATCTTGTCCAAACATTTCATTTGGATAATTTGTAAAACTTGTTAATTTCTGTTTTAATCTATAAGCATACTCTGTTGAGTCTGAATCATATTTGAATACATACGCACTTCCTTGATTCTGGAAGTTCTTATCTGCTAGTGGGCTAGTTACAACTAGTGTATTACCAGTATAATCTAATGCTATTGCAAATCCAAACTTATCGCCTGAGCTAATAACTTCACTTGCATCAAGGTCACTTAGGTATGGTAATGAATCTGCATTAATTTGTTGAATTAAATTATAAGCACCTGAGTTAGTATCTTTCTTGTAAAGGAATACTTTTCCTGAAGCAGTATCTGTACTATCTCCAACATTAACCCAAGGTTGGCCAGCATCAGGCAATTCGTTGTAGCTTCTAATAGTGCTATCAGCACCTACTGCATTTGGACCTTCGTTTTGTAATTGGTGATATGTGCTTTGAAATTTTACAACATCACCGTGCTTATATTCATAATTGTTTTTCCACAGCCCTTTATAATTTGGAAAATACTGCCCGTCACTATTAGGTGCTCCAACAGCTAGTATTGTTCCATTATAATTCATTGCTAGTGAGGTACCAAAACGATCATCTTGTTTGACCATTTCAAGTATTTGATTCTCGTCAAGTATTCCTGCATCTAATGTTGATCCGTCATCGCCAGTTGCAAGTGATTGTGGTAAAGATGCACCTGTTGTAACTGGATCCATTACTTGCCAGTCATTTGAGTAAAGTGTTAATGAACTTCCGTCGGATACATTATCAACTAATGCTTTCCACATTTCACCGTTTGAATAAACAATCGATCCTTTAGGATAAAAAGTAGAATCATCAGCAGCATATGTGCCTCTATAATTCTTGTTATAATCTAAGCGCCAGCCATCAGTAGCATTGTATGTATAAAGATACACACGCCCTTTGTTATCCTGAGAACCCGGTGCAGATACTGCCATAAAATATGTGCCAGCGGTATCTTTGCTTAATGTAATTTTTGAACCGAATCTTTCACGAGCATAAAATCTTGGACTTACTTGTATATCAATTAAATTCCACTGTTGAGAACCATACTGGTATATAAACATTGCTCCAGTTTCAAAATCTCCTGCATTTGACCCGCTACTAACTGCTTTTATGTTTTGTACTTCTGTCCATTCATTACTGTAAACATCAATAGTACTACCGTCACCTTGAATGTTGTCAGTAGCTTTGTAAAGTCTTCCAGCATACAAAACAATATCGCCAATAAGATAGTTTGCATTTACATTAAAAGCACCTTTATAGTTACTTGTAATTCCACTTGCTAAAGGAGCTCCGACTACAAGCCATTCACTATCAGGCGAAATTGCAATTTCGTTACCAAACGATCCAGTAGCTGCTGATTGCGCCCAAACCGGTGGCTCTAATAATTGCTTAGATGACAGGCCAGTAGCAGTTTTAACATAGATACCTACTTTACCTTCGTCTGGAATACCAACAATAGCTTGTTTTAACAAATCACTGTATACTGTTTTCTTGCCAACACTTTCTGGAGTAGTAATACCAAAATCAATAATTTTACTTGGTGTAAATTGTTTTGTTTTTTCTGCTACTTCCCAACGTCCATTTACATTAGAATCTACAAATACTTTTGAGCCGTTAGTTAATAGTGCAACATGTTCCGGATTCATTGATTCATAAGATCCAAATCGTGCAGTAGTAAGAAGCATTGGATATGTTGCTGTGCTAGGATCATATCCATCAGCTGCATCAAACGTTTCTGTATGTTGTACAGTTATAGAAGTAGTAGTTGCTGCTTTAACTTTCCAAAATTTGTTCAACCCTACAATAGTAGTAATACCAAACATGTCATCAACTTTTAGCATGTGTGCTTTATCAAAGTCAAATGTTACTTCGTTGTCATCATTACTTGTAACGTTGGTTATTTTTAAATCATAAACAGTATTTGCTCTAAGTACTGTCCAAGAAGGCCCATCAAAGGTTACCCAAATGTGACTGTTGTCGTTAACTAGTGAAATATCTAAATCTAAAATACTATCTTTGTTTGTAACTGTAAAATCTACTTGACCAAATTTCACATACCCTGCTGTTTTAACAGGTTTAGAATCGTAACTAACAGGACTAATGTTAGTTGAATATGGAGTTGGCGCATATTGAAAGTTTGTTTTATCAATTCTATAATATCTATCAACTGTAGTTTCTGCCGAAGGTTGTATAATAACAGGCTGCGGATTTAATTGAAATTTATCTGTTTCTAGTTTAATTTCAATTTTTGTAGACTGATCAACTCCGCCTAGTTGGCCTACTCTAAATCCCCATTCTTCGTTTAGGTCAACTGCTGATGTGTTAGTATCAGCACCTAATTTAGTAAACAATTTTGTAACAGCGTTGTTTGTGCCTTTTTCTCTAATAAATCCTTGATACAATTGAAACTGAGTAGTTGGATCTTCAGATAAGTTTTCTAAATAACTTCTAGTTTGATAACCTATTGTATGCCTTGCTAAATCTCTTTGGCTTTTGCCAAGTCCTTCAGAAGAAACATCAAAGTAATCTTCAATTTGATTAATTCTATAATCAAAGTTAGGAATCAATTGCTTAACTGGCTCTGAATCTAATAAGGTCCAGTTGCTGTCTAAGAAAGTTTCGTCACTAGTGTGATTGCTTCTTGCAGTATACTTGTAAGATCTATAAGAAACAATATCGCCTAATTTATAATCATAGTAAGGAGACCATGTTCCAATAGAAACATTATCAAACAAAAATCCAGGACTAGTATAATCACCATCCCAATCAGTTGTTCTAAATCCCTGGGCTTTGATTCTTTCTTGTCTATAACCTGTCGCTTTATCAAAAATAGTATCGTTGAATACTGTTTTATCATCAAATATTGCTACATGCTCTTTAACAACATAATTTATTTTTAATAGATAAATGCCTTGCGTTGTATCTGTTGTACTAATTTCAACATTTTGAAAACTTCTTGATACATCTAAAAACTGAGGATCTAATGCAGACCCGTCTGCGTTTAGTACATTGTAATCGTAGAAACCATCTAATAGACTTTCAGCAACACCAACTGCAAGATTAATGTCCATACGTGTTGCGCCAGGACTAACTGTTAGGATAGATCCTTGTGCCCAGTTGTGAACTGACCAGTACATAAATTCTTTTGCTGCTGTTACAAAATCTTGTACTACCTGATTAGTGCCGTCATAGTTTGCAAAATTAAAACCTTGTCCTTTAAGATATTCTTGATACCCTAGTAGAAAATCTACTACACTTTGAATAGTATTAAATTCTGTTCCGTAGCTAACATTAACAACATCAAAAGTATTAAAACTTCTTCTACGCTGTGCTATTACAGCATTATCAACTGGTAGGTCTGGAAGTTTAACTAGTTTATCTTCACTAAACGTGTCTCCTTGAGTGTGAGTAGAATTAGCTCTGTAAAATACTCCTCTATAAGAAACAATTTGTCCATTATTAAATGTTTTTCCTGCTTCCCATTCTGAATACGCTGCTGAAGTTCCTGCAACTGAAATTACAGGATCTTTCTGAAGCGGATAAGGTGTATATGTTTTAAAATACGGATTAACATTATCGTATCCGTTAATTGTCCAACCAGACGCTGTCTTTTCAAAAATCACACCACTGTATGTTGCTGAAGAAATTGGTGAACTCACATTAAAGATAATGTCATAGTTTTCTTGAGGTATAAACACACTAGTACTCGACGAACTAGGATTCTTACTATCTAACAAGTATCGTTGTTGCTCTTGGTCAACAAATCCGCTTAGTCTAGAAGTAAGCCTAACATTGATATTAGAAATAGTTTTTTGTGCTTCAGATATCAATTCACCTTGAGATTTAATATAAGATGAAAGATAGTACGATAGTCCAGCAACTTGAGTTGTTCCTGAAACTGGAAGCTGTAGTTGGCTAAGAGTTAAAAACGTATCTGTAGTGGTATGCACTAGCTGATTAATAATATTACGTTTTGCAATAGCTCTATCAAAGTTTAAAATTAAGTAATCAAAAGGCTTTAACAATGCCAATGCAGTAGTAACTGCAAATGGATATTCAGAACTAGATTTCCATGCATATTCAACAGGACTAACATCTCCTAGTTTGAACGAGCCTCTGTTGTTTATAAGTTGGAAGTTACCTGCAAGTCCTGACGTTAGCGGGTCTAATAAGTTACCGTCACAGTCGCATGGTATATGAGTTAATATACTTGGTCTTGCATATCTAGGATAAATTCCAGCTGTAGTACCTTGTGCAATTTTACCAGCTTGAATATCTTCCCATAAAACTAAGTTACCGTTTGTGTACGGTGCTGCTCCATATTCTGTATCCCACCAAGTTGGCTTTTCTGTAAAACCAAGCATTTCCCATGGATGAGTATGTGGTCTATCAGTATCATAAAAATGCTTGTACACCCCTCTCCAATATCCCGGCAAGTTTACAGTGCCTGTTGGGTCTGTCATATTTGAATATGTATATGTAAACGGCTCACCATCAACAAAGGCATCATTTACTGTATATGATAAATTAGTATTTTGTACCCAAGATAAAAACTCTTGGTTAATAACGCTATCTAGCTCTTCTTTTGTAAATGTTGCATTGCCATAATATCCGCCTAATGCTTTATCGATATCAAATACAGCAGGATCATATTGTTGTTTAATGTTGTTATAAATTCTGTATTCAAACTCTAAAAGTAAATCATCTCTAAAGTCATCATATGATGTTGTTTTACTACCATCATGTCCTTGAATTACATTCTTAGGAGTTCTATAAGTATCGTCTAAATACATCTCAGGTTTGAACTTAGGATATACACCAATTGAAGTAGGCGTTGGAGGAACATGGCTAAATGCCGTTGACACATATTCTCTAATTTCTATTCTGTCGTCTTCTTCTAGTGTAGTTGAAATATCAATAAATCCAAACGCACTATTAATTGTG